CGATCACGCACAAGCGTTGGGGCTGGGCCGAGGAGATGTTCGACTCATTCGAGCGTGACGTGGACAAGATCGGCCTGGGGTTCGATCAAGTGACGGCGTGCCTGACCAGGCTGGCGAGCGAGGAGCCGACCTGGAGGGGCACTGTGAAGCCTCAGACGCTCGTGAAGCGACTCCAGTGGGTTCCGCAGGGCGACGCCGATCCGGTCAGTCTTCACGGCGGCGTGCGGGGGCGTCCATTGCTCTTGAGCGACATCGCTCAGGTGGACCATCTCGGTCAGTGGCGTCCTGAGAGTCGTGACGCGGCGTGGCTTCTTCGTGCGCGTGGTTCGCTCAATGCCGGGCGTGAGGCTTGTCGGCAACTTGGGCTGCGTGAGGAGTCGAAGGGTCGGTACGTGTGTGACCGTCTGGAATCGCAGATCGCGGAGGCATCGACGTGAACGATTCGCAGAGGTCGACAATGCTTGACCGCATCACACTCGAAGCGATCGTGCAGGCCGAGATCACCTACGGGCCTCCGATCGGTGGTCGCTCGGTCCAGCCGACGAGCCTCAAGACCGCCCTGCTGGTCATGGCGTGGCACCAGGGCCGCGTGATGTCGTGCAGGGGGCTGGCCGCAAGGATGTGCGTGGCTGACACGCAAGGGGCTCACCGGGCCGTGCTGACGCTGGAGCGTATGGGCCTGATCGACCGCGAACGCGTCAGCAATCGTGGCAGCGTGTTTCGAGTGAACCGGGCGGCGCTTCGTTCGATGGCGACGCGCGAGCCGCTGGAGCGCGCGCTGCTGGAAAGGCATTGAAACACAAAGGCAATGAAGTGTTTGACGCACCAGAGTCAACAATGAGCGAACAAGCCCTCTTTCTGATCGCGGAGTATTGCCCCGGACCGTTCTATATGGGGTGGCATCTGTACCTGCGCGAAAGCACGGTCAAGAAACGACGCAACAGGGATGGGGGTTGGGGTTGGGTGCGCTTCTCACCGTCTCAGGAGCGTTGGGGTGAACGCCATCCATGCCAAGACGTATTCGACTCATTAGGCATCACGGGCCCAATCCGCGGGGGAGGATGCGATGATGGGGCAATCGCCCGCTTCGCATTGGCTCGCAAGATCCCAAGACAGCGGATGGGTGGCAAGCCGCGCGGCTGTGTAGGGGTGATCGTCGATGAGTGGGGGCGCATCCGGCTGGCTGGGGCGGGCGTAGGACACCACGGTGCGTCAAGTGATTCAGTACCAAACACAAAGGAGTCCTCATGACCACGCAAGAGAAGCTGATTGAGACCGACCACGAAGCAGACAAGCCGCTGATCGCGGCGGCTGAGCGGTTGATGGAGATGCGGAGCGAGCGCGCCAGTCTCGGAACAAAGATCAAGGACGCGGCTGAGGCCGTCAAGGCGATCATGCACGATCGGGATCTGGAGGTCTACACGCACGGCGACATGACGGTGCGGCTGCGTCCCGGCGCGGAGAAGGTGATCGTGGAGTCGCACGGCAAAGTGTCCGAGCCCGAGGAAGTGGACGATGAGGCCGAATGATCCGCTTCCACGTCCCAGGCGAGCCGAAGGCCCAGCCGCGCGTGAAGGCGCGGCTGATCGGGCTGACCGCGATAGCGCGAAAGCTCATCGCGCTCCGCAAGGTGGTCGCCCGGATCTACACACCCCCCACCGCGGACGGCTGGAAATCGGCCATCCGCGGCTTGGCCCGCTGCGAGTACCGCGGCCCACCCTCTCGCTGCGCGTTTCGGATGAAGATCGAGTTCGTGTTCGCGCGGCCGCGCAGCCACTTCGGTACGGGCCGCAACGCCGATGTCCTGAAGCGCACGGCCCGCGAGCACCACACGCAGAAGCCGGACCTGGACAACCTGGAGAAGGCGGTGAAGGACGCGCTGACGGGCGTGGTGTGGCACGACGACTGCCAGGTGGTGAGCGTTGCGAAAGAGAAGCGATGGGGCGAGCGCGATGGGGCGTGGATCGAAGTTGAGGAAGTGCTGTGAGAGGAGTGGTAATGCCTGTCATCACGACCGAGTCCGAAGCGGTGGCGGCGCTGGAGGCTGCGGTCCCGCTTGGCTCATGGCCACACATGGTCAGCGCCGAAACCGATCCGATCATTCGCGCCGACAGGTGGCTGGCGTGGCTTGTGAGGCAGGGGGTCGTTGTTCGATGGGGCGAGCAGGGCCACGTCGCTAACTATTTCAACCTATTTGTGGAGCACTACTCCCCCTTCGTCGCGGCCGCGCGTGCATTTCTGGAGAATAGCAATGGGTGACACGTTCACGCCGGCGGAGTTGAGAGCGGCTGCGGATGAACTTGATTATTGGCGTCCGACGAGAGCCTCCATGCTCCGCTACGCCGCCGAACTCGCCGAAGCTGCCGAAGCCGCGCGGCGTACTCCATGCGAAGCCTGTGGGGCGCCGTCCGACGGATTCACGATGGATGACGTGCCGTTGTGCCACGAATGCGGGACCGCTGCCAACGAGTCTGAGGACCGACGGCGCGCGGCGCGGAGGGCCCGACGCCTCTCCGCGCGTCAGGACGGAGGTGAGGGGTGAGCGAGCAATGCCCAAGATGCGGGTCGCCCCTCCAGTTCGGACACCCTAATGGAACTGTGCCCCCGTTCGACCAGTGAATCGACGCTGAATGCCCCCGGTGCGGGTGGTACTGGTTGTCCAACGCAGGAATGCCATTCGATGAGGCGGTAGAACTGGAACGGCAGATCATGGCTGAGGAGAAACATAATGAGCGACATCAACACCAAGGCGGAAGCGGCTGCGAGGGAGATCCATATGGCTCTCTTAGATGATGACGGGCATGGCGTGCCGATGCCGGAATGTTTTGCCGCCATCATCACGCGCCACTTCGCCCCGCTGGTGGAGGCGGGGGATCACTTGACGGCGATCATTGGTGGCAACTTCAATGCGCTCGATGATTACGACGAGGCGCACGCAGCCCTCGCAGCCTGGACCGCCGCGAAGGGAGGTGAGGGGTGACCGAGAAAAGTGACCGTCGAGAACTACGGAAGGCGCTACGACCGCTGCATCCCTATGTGGAAGGCGACCTCACCCGCATCCGCGCCGAGAACGCCGAGCTGCGGAAGCGATGCGGGGAGTTGGTGGCGGCGGGGGATGCGATGGAACGTGCGTGCAAAGGGCTGAGGTCGCAACTCGTATCGTGCCCGCCCGATTGCATCGGCCATGAGCCCGACAACATGGACCCGAACAACCCGAGCCAAGGTTGGTACTACCGCGACGAGGCTGTTGACCGCCTGAGTCGTGTTACTGCCGCTTGGACCGCCGCGAAGGGAGGGTGTGATGGCGACGTTCCGAAAGATTCTTGACTACTGGACCGAGACGAAGCGCATCGTTGATGGAGAGGTCAAGCAGACCACTTGCTGTTGCGCCGCTCCGGGCCGTCGAATCGGCGAGACGATGGCCCAGGCTGGTTGGCGGTGCCGCTATCGGGAGCGTTTCAAGCACGACTTCCTTTCGACGTACTCGTACAAGACGCCGTGTCGATGTGATTGCCATCGCGGCGAGACAGGTCCATCGAAGGAATCCACCCCATGACCAACATCGACCTTGCGCTCAAGCTGAGGTACGCGGCGTGGTTTCCGCTCAACACAGACTGCTGGAAGGACACGCCTGACGACGACGCCAATCTCCGGTCATTCTTTATCGCGCCCAACCTCGAACGCATCGCCTGGGCGGCGGCGGTGGCGCTGACGGATAAAGAGTGGACGTTCTCTCGTGGGCAGATGCTGATTGATGATGACCGTGAAAAGGATGTCTGGTATTGGCATCACCACGCCGCTCACGACCTAATTGATGGAACGAATGAGGGCAAGCAAGTGCAAGACCCCGACCCCCTCCGCGCGACGCTGCTGGCGGCGGTGGAGATGGAGGGCGCGAAGTGACGATCTCATTGCCCGTGTTCGATTGCGATGGGTGCGGCGCGTGCTGTGAGCACCTGATCATCGAGGCTGATCAGCTCGACGCGATCCGCGAGCCGCGCGTTGCTGAGGAAGGTCGATGGCTCGATGGCGGAGGGCGACTGCCTGTCGAGGAATGGAAAATCAACATCAACGCGCGAGAGCCATTGCCGCACCACACGGCCGCGCACGCGTGTGTGTTTCTGGCCGCCGACAAGCGGTGCGGGATCTACGCGACGAGGCCGGGGGTGTGCGTGGCGATGCAGGCCGGGGGCGAGCAGTGCCAGAGTGCGCGCCGGTTCGCCGGACTGCCCCCGCTGGTCGCGATTGTGCGCGAGGCGTCGGTGATGGACCGGGTGCGCGAGGCGTGGCGCTTGATTGACGATGAAGATACGGAGTCCACGTCGTGACGCGCGCCATCCACGTCGGCGAGTGCCGCGAGGTCATGGACACACACCGCACCGACGCGGCTGGCGACGCGCCGCTGTTTACAGGAGTGACGTGATGGCACTGGAACGTATTGAAATCGGCCCCAAGGTCGAGGCGAAGCGCAAGCACAACGCGGAACTGCCAGAGCAGAAGCCTGGCGAGCATCTGTGGGTCGTCGTCGGCGCGTGGACCGTGCGTCCGAACGCCGAGAGGTACTTCCTCGACATGGAGAACCTGATGAGCCTTGACGGGCCTGGGTGCTTCTGGTGCGAGGAACAGTGGTCGGAAGAGTTGGCGTCGAAGCCCTGTCGAGGGCACGGAGAATGACGATGACGGAGATGAACACGCCGGTGGCTGAATCGGCCCGGTACACCCTGGCCAACGCCCAGGACCAGTCGATTCGCGTCAAGTCCAACGTGAAGATTGCGGCCCGGTTCATGGATGAACGCCTCATGCACGGCCAGATGTCCTCGAATGACCTGGACGCGCTGCGCCTGATAATCGGTGCGGTTGAGTATTCGATCGGCAGCCTCGTCAGCAACCTGCACACGATGGAGAGGGAGCCGCGATGCGACGGCACGGGAAAGGAAGCCAATGCAGACTGACACCGAGCGAGCGATTGAACTGGCGAAGTGGCATGAGTCTACATCGCGGCAATACTCAGATGTCGTTTTCAATGGTGTCTACCGCGACACCGCCCGCCTGCTGCGCGAGTACGCGGGGATGGCGGAGCGTGTGGGGAAGCTGGAGGATGCGCTGCGGACAATATCGAATGGCGACTATCCAAGCGACGATTTCACAATGACCAAGATGGTCTCGTGGTCGCAAGACATCGCCGGAATCGCCCTCGCCCCGCCCGCCAAGGAGCCCGCCGATGAAAGAGCCTGAGATGGAGATTGTGGTGCCGGACGTGACCCCGTCAGCAATCGGCAAGTCGATGGTTTATACGGTGTCAAGATTCGCCCTGCAAGTTCCGAAAGAGGTTGGTGACGCCGAATGGGATCATCTCATTGGGTTCGTCGAGTTTCAGCGCGACTGCCATCAGCAGGGGTTTGACAACCTGCTCACTCTCATCAAGCAGACGCGGGCGCATTGCGATCGCCAGCGGGCGCTGCTGCAAGCGGCCAAGATCAAGCCAGTGAAGACGGAGCCCGCCGATGCCGAGTGAGCTTGCGAAGACGATCAGAGATGAACTGCAACATCCAGAGCGATGGACAGGGTTTGATGGGTTCGAGTTGCGTCACGCCAATGGGTGGTTCTTGTGGATCTCCAATGAGTGGCGGGGCCTGTCGCTCGGGGGGAAAGATCGCATCGGTGGAGCCCGCGTGTTCTCCAGGCGTGACAAGAAGTATCTATGGCCCCGTGTTAAAACCTGCTTGGGGCAGGTCATAAGCCGATCTCCCAAGGAGCCTCCCCATGCCTGACCGACACGCGGAGTTGATTGAGAAGGTGCCGGAGCTGAGGCCGACGAAGCGTGGTGGGCGCAGGCGTCTCGTCTGCAACCCCGACTTTGAAAATTGGTGGTGGCGAGGGGGAGATTGGATGGCGGAGGGCGAGGACATTGACGTCGCCCACGCCCTCTTCCGCGAGCGGGCGGTGCGGTGCTTGGGCGAGCGAGGCGGGATGATTCACTTTGGCAACAATCAATGGGTGTGTGATGTCAGGCGTGTCGGTCAGGTAGTCCATTCCGACTTCGACACCTTCCTCCGCCTCGCAGTGGAAGCGGTACATGCAAGTCAAAAAGGAGACTGACGATGGGGAATCCAGACCTGTTGCAACTGACGACCGAGGAGAGCCGGTTCATTAACGATCTGCGACGCGAGGGCGTCCTCAACGATGACACAATCACGTTCGCAGCACGGAGTGGCTACATCATCGGGCGGCTCTTGGGAAGCCTGAGCGACGACGGCCTCAAGGTCGCGATCAAGAAGTCGGCGAATCTGGCGTCGATGATGAGCCGCGATGGTGATGTGACCAACTTGAGGCTGGAGGCAGAACTGCGTGGGAGACTGGAGGACGAAGCGAAGTTTCGGGGCATGATCTTGCGGTGAGGGCGAAGGACCGAGAAGGCTGAATCTGCAAGACTGACTGGAGACCGACATGATTGACCCACTGCACGCCGCGCTGATCGCGCAAGCGGTACAGAGTGTTGTCCAAGACTCTTCGCTCAAATGGGAGCCTAGTCACTCTGCTGTTCGCGGCAGAGATCGGTTGCGAATGGTCGAGGCCAGGAAGGAAACTGAGGTCAAATACAGGATTTTGTGCGCCATCCTCGGCATCACCCCGCTCGACCTGGGGAAGCTGGGGAACTCCAGCCCCATGTTCTGCTGTTGTTGCGTCGCTCCTGCGACAATCGACAACATGGTGATGGGTGGCAACGGATGCCGAGTGTGCCGGGAGCAATCAGAAGTCTCAGAAAGTACACCCCCTCATCCAAAGCATGATGCGGTGGGCAGACGTATCTAGGTGTCACCGCTGTGGGCTCGTCGCCCACGGCCCCACATCACCCCGCCAGTTCCTACCGGCTCGGGCGGGGTTTCAGCCTCTCCCACAAGCCTTTGAGGACGTGGATGCACCCGCAGCCAGGAAGCTTGTACCGGCTCGGTAGACGCCACCTGAGCGGCAACGGGACGCCTCTCCACCTGATGCGCAGCCAACGTACTACGCCGTCCTTATCCGGGTGTCGGCCGCGCGGACACCCGAACGGCTCCGGCATATCCAGCGTCACGACCACCGGATGACCGCTAATGCACAGCACGACCCCGTGCTGGTCCAACGGCGCATTCGCACGCCTCGCCGGTCGGCACGTCTGGCACATTGCCATAGCGGTCCTGAGCCTGTCCGACACGCCCAGGTTTCCGTCAGACTTGTTCCCGCCGCATGAGCCGCACGCCATCGTCTACCCCATTGCCAATATATCCAGCGCCCCGATCTTCTCAACGCCGGATGGCTCTCGGCCCTCGGGTCCGATGAAGCCTCGACTGTTGGCGCCCATCCCGATATTCGCATCGTTGCATCCGGATGAGCACTCGCCCATACTCCTCGTGCCGATGTAAAATCCAGACGTTGTCTCTCCGATGAGAGTACAGTCTCCGCAACCGGCAGTAGTATTCCTGCCTTCTCTGGTCCACGCGATCATCAGCATGTTGCACGAGACAATGAGTCCCGTTATGGTCGTGGACTCGCACTGGTGGCTGAATATGAACTTCCCGTCAACGCACGCTGTCGCCTGGTCGAATCCCCCATTGGGCGGGCAGCACGGACTGGGGTGGTGCGTACCATCGAACTCGCCTACGGAAAAATCTCCATCGCCCTGGGTACACGTATTGCAGTTCGGCTGGTATTGCGTTAGCTCTCTGACGCAATGAATCTGTCCCGCCCCTCCATCGGTCGTATTGACCTGATCTCGAAGCAGCAGGCCCGGAATGTTCCCACAGTCTTGGCACTGGCCGCAGGTGAACACACGATTTACCGACATCGCGTTGACCTGCCATGAGTCGCGCGTCGCGTCGTCGTCGCAGCAGCATACGGGGATCGGGATTGGACCGACGTTCCCGGCGGCCAGCAAATCGAACATGGCCTGATTGAGCAGCGTGGCGCAGTTGCCCGCGTCGCATTCCGGCGGGCTGTCGGTGCAATCGCAGCACGTCTGACCCAATATGTTCGGCAGGCTCGTGATCTCGATGCATTGCTGGCCGGGGAAGTCCACGCATCCCTTGTAGGTCGGGCCTTGCTCATGCACCCACGCGCACGTGCCTGGTCCACCCGCGCCGAACACGAAGCAGTCCTCTTCGATGTCGTCGAACAGCTTGCACTCGACGAGCTGCACCAGTGAGCCGTCGTTTCCTGGGCACGGAGTAGCCTGGATGAAGCACGTGTGGCAACGATCGTCCTCGCAGTCGGGTACGCATTCGACTGAGCCTGGATTGGGCAGGACCGCATCTTCCGGAAGGCACTCAAACCCCTTGGGCGGGTCGCGTCCCGGCGGGCACGAGACATAGTCGGTGTCCGGGTCTTTGACGTAGCAGCATCCGATCCACGCCACGATCTCAGATTCGCACTCGAACTCGCATGGCAGGAAGATCGGGTCTTCGCAATCTGCGGTCTCGCACGGGTCGAAGCGGTTGAAGCACTCTTCTTCGCAGCACGAGTTGTCGATGGCTCTACCGTCTTGGGAGCAAGCAACCCCGTCCTTTGAGAGCCCTACGGCGTCGGCCATGTTCGGATTCCTATCGCCCCAGCCTTCGCTTCACGGAGGCGACTTGACAGGGGCCGGGCTGGCTCCCTAGGCCACTACCAATGGTGCTCCGGGACTACGATATACTACCGGCGTGGTCTAGAAGGAGCCCCCCATGCGATACCTGGCATTGCTCGTCGCCGCTGCCCTTCCGTGGCTGTCTGCCTGTGTGACCAACCCAGACACCGGCGAACAGGATCCTCACCCGGCCATCGCGCCGGTACTGCTCCTGACCCTTGAGATCGACACCGCGACCCAGGACGGCCAGATCACCGACCAGGAGATCCTGAACATCGTCTCGGCGGCTGAGCTGGTCGTGGCGGCGGTCGGGGTGGAGTCTGACGAGCTTGGGGTGATCCTGACCTACGCGAAGGGGAACGTGGCCGAGATTCGGGCGGCGTTGGAGTCGGACGACCCCGCGCACGTGGTGCGTGCGGCGATCGCGGCGTACTTGCGAGCGACGACCAATACGACGCCGGAGGCGGGCGAATGAAGCCCGGCGCGACCACGACCGAGTTCTGGTTGTGCGTGCTGGGGGTCGTGCTGTTGTTCACCGCCGACGCTTTCCAGATTGAGCTTTCCTCGCTGACGCAATGGGCCATCACGGGTCTGATCGGTGTCTACGTCGGCGGTCGTTCGTTCGTGAAGGCAGCCCGCGAGTACATACCTGCTAGGGGAGCATGACTGGCACGCCATGAACGGAGAGCGTCCTAACGGCGTGATTACATGGCAGAACCTCGCATTCGCGTGCGGCGGCATGGTGGGGTTCGTCGGCCTCGGGCTCACGCTGCTGGGTTTCGTCTACGCCATCTACGGCCGCGAGCAGGACCGCATTCAGGGGACCATCCTGGCAATCCAGGAGCGGGAGGTGACACGGGCCGAGGCCAACGCCTACCACCGGGGCCAGACCGACCAGAAGATCACCGACGCTCGGACCGCGATCGCCAGCCTCGACGTAACGCTCCAGCGTGAGATGCGGCTGCTCGATGAGACGGGCAACTCCGAGCGCGTGGCGCTGGACCGCAGGCTTCAGAACGAGATCAGGACCGTAGCCGAAGTGCTGACATCGCGGGTGGACGCGGTCAGGTCGGATCAGGACGCATCCGACGCCCGGCAGCGTGAACTACGCGAATGGATGGCTGAGCTGCGCGCATGGTTCGATCACCAGAACAAAGGACCTTGAAATGCCGACGATTCAGGAACTCGCCAATGATCTTCACTCGCTGCTGACCGCATCAGGTTGCGACCGCAAGGGCGACGTGGCGGCGCGGGCCATGACGCTCGCGACCCAGTTCTCGCTCACGAGTCCGTCCTGGTCGGGATTCTCGAACGAAGCGAGCCCGGGCAATCCGCCGGTGCCGCCCATCAAGGACCCGCCGGACGATCCCGAGCATCTGGAGTGCGCCGTGAGGGTGGGCTACGAAATGCTCACCTGTTACCTCCAGTGCCTGAGCCAGCCGAACCCGCAGTTATGCGTAGACGGTTGCGAGGCCACCTACTGCGAAGATTACGAGGAGTGCGTCGGCGCATGAACGGCAAGACGACGAACTTCTTGCTGAGCGTCATCTCGGGTCTCCTGGTGCTGTGTATCGTTGCGGGCGTGAAGTTGTACGCCGACGTACAGGTCATCAAGACCGAACTCAAAGCGTCCAACGATGAGAAGTGGCCTCGCTCACAGGCCGAACTTCTGTGGCAGCGGCAGGCGCTGGTGGACGCCCGCCACGACGCGATCTCGGAAGCGACGGAGCGGAGGCTTGGCGCGGCCGAGCTGTACCTCGAACGACTCAAGGAACGCGACCGGCTCGGAAAGGACATCCCGTGAAACCACGCATCATCCCCAGCTTCGAGGTCGCCATGCGCGGCCTCGACCGCGACGCCTCCAATCCGAACGAGCGCTACGACGACTCGAATCGCGGCGTTCACATCGACTACGTCAACTCCAGATTCGATCGGATGTTCGACGCGACGCACGCGGCGTGCGTGGCGTTCGCGAGGGCATATGCGCGGGGGTTCCGGGCGAGCTGCTACTGGCTCCGATGCCCGAACGGCATCACGCCCACGCTCCAGGACCGCATCGTCTGCGGGACGGTCACGGGTAAGAACGGACCCGAGGACGTGCTCACCGGCGGGTATCCGCTGAGCATGTCGCGTGACGCATTCCTGCTGCGCCAGTTCGGCGAGTTCATGCGGGCGCGGTTCGGCGCCGGTCGGGGTATCGTCCATATCGGCGCCGGAGAGATCATCGCGGACGACGTCGAATCTAACGACGTGTGCGCCGTCGCGAATTTCGACGTGAGCCTGGACACGGGCGGCGAGCGCGAGACGAACGTAGACGGCAACCCGCGCGCGAACGACGCCGCCCACAAGGACGGCAGGACCAAGGGGGTCAATGTCATCTTCGAGCCGGGCTGGCGGGCCACGTCGCCCCCGATCCCGTTCGACGGAGTCGCGGACACAATGGGGCTCGCGGATCGGTGGGATTACTACGACAAACAGGTCAGGAGCCTCGACTACGGCGGGCGGCGGATCGTCGTTCACGGCAATCAGAAGGTGGCAGTCAGGAAGATCGCCACGGCGGTGGACGACCTGCGTGCCGGTCACGACGTCATCGTGCCGTTCAACCTGCTCAGCGACGAGCTGCTCGACGCGATGGTGGCGGCGATCGGAGGCTGATATCCAAGACTGACAACTCGCCATCGCGGCGAAATGAAGGGGTAGCAAATGGCGACGAAATCACAGGTCAAGAGCGGTATGCAGGCGGTGTCTGATCGCATCGTGCAGAACCGCCAGCGTCTCGTATCGGCCAAGGCCCAGGTCACGCTGGCGCTCAATGAACTGAATGCGATCCCTACGGACTTTGCCGATCTCATCACGACGATCGACGGCTACGCGCCAACGGGCGAGTTCGAGGCGCTGGCGCAGGACGAGAAGGCGGCGCTCACCTCGGAGTTCCAGGCCCTCAAGACGAAGGCTACGACGGCCCAAACCGGTTTGGCCGCGATCGACTTCACGACCTGAGCCATGCCGCCCTCCACCGGATATGCCAGCGCCACGCCTGACGCGGCGGGCTCGACGCTCACGGGGTTCAGCTTCCTCGTGGACCTGGCCAACTTGCCCGCCGCATGGTGGGCCGAGGCCGAGAACGTGGACGCGACGCGCGGTCGGGTGTTTCTCGACGACGGTGCGACCGAGCTGGCGGTGGACTGGATCGACTACGACCACGCCGCGGAGACGGGGCTGGCACGGATCAACCACGATGCGAAGGCCAGCCAGGACACCGTGCGGATATACCCGCCGGTCGCGGCGAACGCCACGGTGGCGGCATCCGATACCTACGGTCAATACAACGCTTACAACGCGAGTTGGCTGGGCTACTGGCCGCTGCACGACGTCAACGACCGTACGGTGAACGCTCTCCATCTCACCAATAGCGGCAGCGTGAGCTTCGAGGCGGGCAAGCTTGGAAACGGCGCGCGGTTCGTTGACGGCAACCCGGACTATCTCTCGGTCGATGCGACGCCCACGACAGCGCTGCCCGTGACCGTCATGGCGTGGCATAAGAATGACAATGACAATCCGGCGGACACGCAGTATGTCTGGTATTACGGAGACTCATCATCAACGACTGTCTGGCACAGCATCAACGCCGATGCGAGCGGACTAATGCGTATTTGGTCTCGCGACGCTGCGGTGGGAGCCCAAACGTCGAGCACATCTGACGTTTGTGATGGAACATGGCGGCACTTCGCCGGGACAATCGTTGACGCCGGCACCACCGTAGATACCGAGGTATTCACTGACGGCGCGTCGGAGGCTACCAAAGCGCAACTCGGCAATCCCAACATGGCCGGGTTTGATCGCATCGCCATTGGGATGCTGCGCGACGCGAACCCATCTAACCCGTGGGACGGCATGATCGACGACGTGCAGCTCCACGGCGTGGCCCTCTCCGACGACTGGATCGCGCACGAGTACGCGCAGGCGAATGACAACGCGGCCTTCTGGAATACGTGGAGTTGGACGGCGGGCGCCGCCGCCGAGGGTGAGGGTCCGTTGATCGGAGGTTCCATGCTTGGCGGCGGTCCATTGCTCAAAGGAAGGCTGGTGGGCTGAATGGGTTATCCCGTCTACTACGTCGAAGAGAACGACACGCTGCCGCACCTGTTCGACACGTTCGATGGCGGCACCGGCGCGTCCATCACCATGACCGGACTAGCTGTAACCGACATCGAAATCTACAAGGACGGCAGCGCCACTCAGCGATCGAGCGATGTGGGCTATACGCTGCTGGACACGGACGGTATTGACTTCGACGGCATAACGGGCATCCACGGATTTTCGATCGACTTGAGCGACGACACCGACGCCGGGTTCTTTTCCGTGGGCTCGTGGTATCACGTTGTCGTCTCGGCTATCACCGTGGACAGCCAGACGGTCAGCTTTGTGGCGTGCGCGTTCCGTATCGTCTCTGCGACTCGCGGCATGGCAGGCACGGCGCTTCCCGCAGCGGCAGCCGATGCTGCTGGCGGGCTTACGATCTCCGATGCCGGCGGGCTCGATGTCGACACGCTCAACAGCAACGTCACGGCGATCCTCGACGACACGGACCTGATCGACGACGGCACGAGTGGCCTTGCCAAGATCGCTACCGACGTAGCCGCGATTCTCGTGGACACGGCCGAGATCGGTGCGGCGGGCGCTGGCCTCACCGAGGCTGGCGGAACCGGCGACCAACTCACCGCGATCCCCTGGAACGCATCCTGGGACACCGAAGTGCAGTCTGAGTGCAACGACGCCTTGGTGGCATTGAGCCTCGACCACCTGTTCGCATCCGCGACCGGGTTGGAGGTGGCCAACAGCAGCATCCTCGCGCGGCTGGTCTCCAAGTCAGCCACACCGGTGTTCACCGACTTCGACAACCAGACCGACTCCCTCCAGGCCATTCGCGACCGAGGCGACTCTGCCTGGATCACGGCCACCAGCGTGACGGTCAGCGACAAGACGGGCTTCTCGCTCGCCAGCGATGGCATGGACTCCGTTACGCTCCCGGCCGACATCATCACGGCCTCAAGCCTCGCGGCCGACGCCGTGCAGGAAATCTGGACCACCACCCTGACCGAGGCGTACGCCACCGATGGGTCGGCCTTCACGCCTGCCCAAGGTCTCTTCATGATCTGGTCGGCATTGTCGGAGTTCGCCATCAGCGGCACCACCATCACGGCGAAGAAGCTCGACGGGTCCACCACGAGCATGACCTTCACGCTCGATTCCTCCACCGCACCCACCAGCAGAACAAGGGCAACATGATTAAGTTCATCATTGCGCAAGGAATCGGGTTCTCGCCCGGTAGCGTCAAGTACATCCCGACACTTGGGTTCGCGTCATCTGTCATCGTCCCCCCCGACATCGACTTCGACCTCGTCCTGACGATCATCGACTCTTACGACCTGAAGCTCAGGCTGGGGACGATCATTGCCTGACCCCCAGAACGTCACCGTCACCGAACTGTCTACCGGGGCACGCCTCGTCACTTGCGATCTCGACACCTCGTCTGGCTGGAACGTCTTTCGGGTCCGCAGGACGTTCGGAGCACAAGCGGCCGTCGTCATCTGCAATGACGCGCCATCCGAGGACACGCTCGACCGTGCCGATCATGCAGCAGGCGGCGCAGACCCGTACAACCCCGCGCTGGAAGTCGTCAACCACGTCCGCGACACCGAATCCATCGCGGCTGGCACGTACACATACGAGGCGCAGCTTGCCACTGTGTCGGCTGGTGTAGATAGCGCCACCTCCAACTGGGTTGCCGCCACGCCCATCACCATCACGGGCACCGTCACCGACTTCGGAGGCGTGCCTCACCCCCTGCAATCCCGAGCATTCACATCGCGGGTGTTCGCCTGGTACCTCGCAGGTGGCACGCTCGCCGATTCGCAAGCTGCCATCGACCAGGGCGGCATCAACTTCGGCACCGCCACCGTCAACTTCGGCGGCGCGAGCGGCGACTATGAGACGTTCATTGCCAACGAGCTACAGGACTCGATCGACGCTTCGATCACCATCGCCCAAGTCATCTCTCGCCCGTTCGGCATCCACACCGTAGCCGAGAACACCGCGTCGGACACCGCCGTGGACAGGTACACGATCGGTCGTCGTACAGACGGAGGCGTGTGGGTCACGGGCTCCATGCGCAGTCCACTGAGCGCCATTGAACTCGGCATCGACGGCGTGGTCATCGACGACTTCATCTCGGCGTTCTCGACCCTCTACACCCAGGAAGTGCCGGTAGTCTTTCACTGGGGCATAGCCGCCCAGAACGAGACTCACGACGATGACGACGCGATAGACGCGATTCTCGCCATCGTTCTGCAAGCCAAGGCTCACCTGTGGCTCGACGCCCACCTTGGCATCGGACTGACAGACGACCTCACCGCCGTGGACACCATCACGAAGAAGATCGTCGAGCGATGCGCAGAACTCGGAATCAACGTCGGCCTTGAGGGCCAGCTACTACGAACGCGCTCCGAGCACTGGTTCACCAGCTACACGAACGTCTACCCGGTCATCGAGTTCGATCTCTGGTTCGACACCGTGAACGCGGGAGGCGACCCAGCCGACCCGCTCAACGTGATGGACCTGATCGACTCGGACCCGAACACCAACTACATCCAGTCTGACGAATACCCCGGACTTCCGTGGTTCGTCATCATCGACGCCACCACATCGGCATACGTCGGGGCAGCCGTCGGCGCCGATGCTCAGCGTGACCGCGCCATCGCGATCAACAAGGCCGCGCGTGCATTCGCGCCCAACGTCTACACGGGAATCGGCGCTCAGACCATCACGCGCGTCATGACCGCCGAACACTGGGAAGACCTGCTCGCAGAGAACAACGATCCAGTCGCATTGGAAATGGGTTTGTCCTATACGTTGCGACTGGTCGATTCATACGACTTCAAGCTCGGAGTCCTGCCATGAGTCAGTCAAGGAAGGACGACTTCGGGGCAACCGTTACGGTTACGGTGTCGGATGCGAACGACGATGCGATCGACATCAGTTCCGCCACGGTTCGGCAGTTCATCATCAAGAAGCCGGACGGTACCCTGCTGACCAAGACAGCCGGCTTCGTGACGGACGGTCAGGACGGGAAGCTGCAATACACGTTCATCAGCGGCGATCTCGATACCCAGGGCCCGTATCATCTCCAAGCCAGAGTTACGGATTCGTCCGCATTCAACTACCGTACCGAGATCGCCAAGATCGAAATCGGACAGATACTGGAGTAGCACATGGCCGACGCAGCATACATCGTGGTTCCGGCCGATCAGGGGACGAAGCGGTACGAGGTCAAGCGGGCCAGCTTCGGCATCGCTACGGGCACGAACACCACGCTCGTAGCGGCCGTGACTGGCAAGTCCATCCGGTTGCTGTCACTCTCGATGGTCTCGGCCGGAACCCAGACGTTCGACATCAACGACGGCACGAACTACATGTATGGCACGTCTGACCAGGAAGCCGTGCTGGCAGCGGCGAGCGTCTTCCCGCTCGACTTCACGAAGTACGGCTGGTTCGACACGGCGGTAGGCGCGGCCCTCATCATGACGACCACGGCATCCGTCGAGCTTGCTGGGTGCCTGACCTATTGCGAGGTCTGAGCCATCATCCCGAGCTGATCCTCGGCCCACGCGGGCACGAGGTCGTCGCGGCCAAGCTCCATCGCACGTCGGTAGAGTTGCATGAGCTTCACGCGCGAGCCCTGCGTGTCCTCTCCACGGAACTGACGGCGACGAATCGACGCCCGTATGCGGCGCTCCTCATCCTGAATCTCACGCGCCAAGTGCATCGAGACCCGGTCGGCGCTGAAGTCCTGCACGCGACCGCCCGCGATGCTCCTGGCCGCAGCCATGCCGGGGCCGTCCTGGGCGAGCGTCCGTCCGACCTTCTCGACTTCCGCGATGGGCCGGATCTGACCGCGTAGGAACTCCGAGATCGACAGGTCGGCATCTTCGGCGGTCGGCCCGATGGTCCGGCCTGAGAAGAACTCCACACCCGTCCCGATCTGGACCGGCACCGACAGGACCGGGTTGAGCATATTGGTTCCGTAGCGTGCAACCTCCATCGCGCCTTCTCGCCCGAAAATGCCCTGGAGCACGTTGAACGCCTCAGCTTGAGGGTGGATGTTCGCGGTCAGCACGGCGAGCCGCTGGTCCGGATTCTCCATCACCTGGACGGCGAGCATCCGCCGCATCCATTCGGGGCGCTGGTGGTCCGGCACCCGGCCTTCACCGGCGAGCGTTTCCTCAAGAGCGCGGTTGAACTTCGGGACCGCCGCGACCCACTTCGGATCGGTGAACGCGAGTTTCAAGAAGTACGACATCGCGAATCGAGTCCATGAGTAGAACGGGAACAGGTTGCGGAACACGCGCCGCTCCACCTGCGAGAAGTCCGCGTAGTCGGCCATGCTCGTGATGGTCTTGGACGCGGCCGACGCAACGTCGTCTCCCTGTTGCAAGTGCGTCATGAAGGTGGCGAGGCGCATCGAATCATCCACCTGCTGATTCAAGCGGAACCACACGATCATCGCGCGGCGTGAGCGGTCCCTGAGGATGTCCAGACCGGCCCTGCCGCCCGCCACGGTCGGACCCGCCCCGGCACGCAGATAGGTCTCGTATGCCCACCGTGCTTCACGAGGGAGGTCTGACAGGCCCTCGACAAAGCCGCGATCGATGGGCGTGCGCCGCGCAATGGTCGGATGGCCCTGCACGTGAGCCTGCGCGAAGGTCTCCCACGTGGCGTTGTTGCCGATGACGCGGCGGTCGAACGCCTCTCGGACCAGATCGGCCGCGTTGTTGATCGGACCGGCCTCGACCGCGATGTCGGCGATCCCGCCGCGCCGATGCGATGCCGCGCGGATCGCCCGTATCGACGCTGCCATGTTGGCCGAGGTCCGGGTCACGTCCGCACCGCCAACCGCCGACAGGACCGCATTCGACACCATGTTGTTCAGGAACCACGACGGATGGGCCAGCGTGAGCGACTTCCACACGCCCGTCATGGTCTCCAGGCCGTTGAACAACGCCCCGTAGCGGTCGGGCGTCAACATCTCGGCCATGTCCTCGAAGCGGGACGCGAGCTTCTCGGGCACGAGGTAGTTGCGAGCGTCACCGATGATATCGGCCAGCAGCGAATCGGCCGGCACATCGCGGAGCTGGCGAAACCGCTCGCCGCCGATGATGACCGACGGATTGTCGCGACCGCCGACGAGCTTCGCCTTCGCGCCGCTCGGCAGTTCAAGCTCGCGAACGCCCTGCTCCACCGCCCTGGACAGCGACTGGAGCTTCGGGTCGTCCATCCGTCGAGACACGAGCGCGATGTGGTTGAGGAACGTGCGCTTCGCCATCGCGCGATGGTGCTGCGCCTCCCGCGATGCCATGATGAGCGGCAGGTTCGTCTCAAAGAAGTTCTCGATGCTCGGGTCAGACCCGGTGAGAAGCCGGAAGAACCCCTGCCGGTACTTCTCGTTCAGCGTGAACACATCGGTCGGCATTGTGGTCGCGACCTCGCCGCCCGCTCGGACCAGCTTCTCGTACCGGGCCAGCACGTCGGCCTTTTCGGCCAGCAGGTCGGCGGCGCTCGGTGTCCCGGCGGGCAGGTCGGGCGGTCGTGGGAAGTCGCGGGCGATTCGTTCGAGGTTCACCTTCCCGCCCTTGGTGTACGCCTTCAACGCCGCGATCTCGAACTCGAACAGCTCGTGCGTCCGACCGGTCTCGGGGTCGGTGAACACGTGGCGCCACGTCGTGCGCTGGTGTTGGAACCCTTCGGCGCCGCCCACGCCGGTCGTGCGGGCCAGCGACTTGCCCGGGAACTTGTGCTCGGCACGCATCGCCCCGATGGCCCGCCTCGCCTCGGCGCTCGCGACCGCCGGGACGTACCCGGCCATCAGACTCCGCAGAAGATCGTTAGCCGCCGCGTCGCCGCCCAGTTCCCTGGTCCGCTCAACAGCCTCGCGGGCGATGCGGTCAAGATCGGCCGACAACTCCGGCGCTTTCGACAGGTCAAGCTCATTCAGCTTGCTCAGCGTCCGTGCGAGTGCGTTCGGTTCACCGTCGAGCGTCTTGAGCGGGTAGATATGCCCGTGCGGGTCGGCGATCTGGTACATCTTGGCGTAGGCGATGTTGGACACCAGATCCCACTGGTGCGCGGGGATTCGGCCCGCAACCACTTCCTTGAGCTTCGCGCCCCACTCGGCCGCGACACGCGACTGAATCTGGCTCTGGCGCTGGCGACCAAGGCTCGCCGACACGCTGGCGAGCCGCTGCTGCTGATGCCCGCTCTTGATGTGCCAGATGTCCCGCTTGGCCCTATCAAGCCGACGCACGAGATTTGACGCCAGCGTGGGCGAGCCGCCGCCGGTCGGCTCCAACACGTCGGCCATGTTGGACAGCAACGAATGGCCCAGGCTCAGTTCATCCAGCCCCAGAACCGACTGCGCCACGTATCGGGAAGCCGCGTCCTCGCCCGCATTGGCGTAGACCGCGACGGAGTCGTGGAGCTGGTTCGCAACCCTCGTGCTCGCGGTCGCCATGTCGTTCAGCGAATCGACGAATCGGCTGGCCGCTTCGGCGTCGCGACCGACGAACTCGATCAGCCCGACCGTCACGTCCTCCAGGTCGTCCGCCCCGGTGAGCAGTCGGTAGGCGTTCGTCGCATCGCCCTTTTCGGCGAGTTCGGCGGCCTGACCCGTGACTTCACCTGCCCGTGTCCGCGCATGGCCGATGGACGTGAAGAATGCCGCGTCGGCCTGGGCCTTCGCCTGGATGGCCTGGGTCTGATTCAGCATCTCGCCCATCGCGACGAGCTGATTAGCCGCCCGTGGGCTGTCACTCGTCGGACCACCACCAGCGACAAGAGCGTCTATGGCGGTCCGGATGCCGTCGTTCAGTTCACCGAGCCGCTCCTGTGATTCATACAGGGTGTTGAGGCCCTCAAGCTCGATCGCGTCCCGGTCGGCGCGAAGGGTTCGGAGCACCTCGACCGGGCTCGCGCCGGGCACGCCGACGGCCCCCACCTGTCCCTGCTCGGCGGCGTCGATCGCGTCGTCCATGTCGCGCAGCCGACCCAGCGTCCCGGCGTATCGGTGCTGCGCGTCCTCCAACGTCGTGGCGGCCTCCTTCACGTCGCCGAACGCGGAGAGCAGCAGCGGTTCGGACACGTCGGCGGGGTCGACGAGTTCCCTCGCCCTCGACACCACCATCGCGGCGACGGAACCGCGCCCCATCGGAGTGAAGGCCGGGACCGAGATTCCGATGTCGGTGAAAGGCAGGTGGGCTACCTGAGTACCGGCATTGCCGATCCGCAGTCCCGGCCTTCGGGTGGGATTGCCCCATTCGACGAAGCGCGCCACGGCGTCGATCTGCTGGCGGGTCAAGTCGTCCAGTCCCTCGTCAAGCCTCTGGAACGCCCGCTCGGGGATGATCCCGCCGGTCCGCTTCAGATCGCCGCCCAAACGACTCAGGATGGCCCCTCCGGTCACTTCGCCCTGGAGAGCCTGGGTGATGTCGGCCCGAATCTGCTTTGGAGTACGGCCAGCCTGACGGGCTCCCGCGATAGCCTCATCGGTAAACCCGGCAGACCGGATCACGTCGGCGACTTGGGGGGTCCTGACCGCTCCGCCGTGCGCCGCCACCGAGATGCCCCGGTTCAGTTCCTTGGCGGCGCCCCGGCTGATGATCGTCGTGCCCTTGGTGCCGACCGCCTTCACGACCCCCGCGCCGCCCAGGTAGGTCAGCGGGTCCATCACGACATCGCCCGCGAACCCGACCACCCCACGGACGATCCGATTCTCCACCCCCATCTCGCGGAGCGCGTCTGAGAACATCACGCGGGGAAGTCCGAACGTGGCCCGCTCGCCAGCTTGGGCCTGATGACGCCGCGCCGCCGGGAATACCACATTGGCGATCGCGTTGCGGGGCAGGTCGATCAGGTCCAGCGCCTTGATGTAGCCGGGCCGGTCATCGCGACGCGAGCGCGAAAGCCGGTCCTGGATCGCGTCCAGGTCCAGCGAGTTCATCTCCGCGATGGAGAGCCGAGGCTGGCTTCGCTTGTCCAGCACGGACGCCGGCGTAACCGCGCGGGTCTGCGCGATGAGATCGTCGGTGGCCTGCGCCCTGACGATGCGCTCAGGATCGAAGCCGATGTTGGCGAGGTCGCCTGGAACGTCGGTCTGTGAGGTGAAGCGGCTCATTCACAGACTGCTACGTTCTCGAACGAAGTGCTCGAATCCGGTCCAGCGCTGCCTGGATGCGGTTCTTGAGTTCCTGGCGGTCGCTGGATGCACCTGGATTCAGAGACATCACATCTCCAAGTAGAGTTTCTTCGTCGATGTTGCGCTGGGCGGTCAGGAGAGCGGACTCCATCGCCCGGATTTCCGATTCCGTCGTATTCCCGTCGAGCGCCTTGTGGACACTTCCAATTGCCCGCATGACCGAATCGGCGTCTCCCGTGCTGGCGTCCTGAAGGCGTGAGACAGTGTCGGTAACGGTTGGCGCCGCGCTCATTTCCTCGATGGTGCGCCGCGTCTGGAGCGACTGAAGCTGTCGCTGCTGCCCTTCGAGTTCCTCCTGGGTTGCTCCGGTTCCAGATCCTTCGGCAATCCTCTGCTCCTGCTCGGCACGGGCCGTCTCGGCCGACAGCCTCGCCTCCTCCAGACGACGACCCTCCGCGATGCGGCGATTCTCAAACTCGGCACGCTCGGTCTCGGGCATCGGGCCTGCCAAAGCTTCATCGCCAAGCTCGACCATCGCGCCCGCCCGCGCCGACCGACGCCGGCGCGACATCTCCTCCTCAGACTGGGCCTGGACGAGTTCCCGGCCTTCGAGCGGACGGAACCGCTCATCCAGCCGATCGCGGATCATCCTGTTCCTCGCGGCCTCCTGGCTCGCCGCGTCGAGGTCTGAGCGAATGCTCCCCGACGCATCCTCGCGGCTGATGAACGGTCCAGGTTGATTGAGCGGACGATCGACCACGAGGTCCATCTCGCGCCGCTGGAGCAACTGCTGGCGGTCCACGATCTCCCGGTCGGTCCCCACCGGACGGTTCGTCAGATCGACTTCCGTCGGGAGATTGGCCGCGCCCTGCTCGCGGAGCTGGGCTCGGCTCGCGTTGATGTCTCGCGGCGGCTCGGGTGCGGCCAACTGCTGCCTCGCCGTCATGCCGGCTTCGGCCAGTTTCTGGCGCTGGCGCAGGTTCTGGAACACCGCCGCAGCGGTAGCGCGGTCCTCGCTCCCGCGCGGAGCATTCACGACCCGCTGCTGCGCCTGAGCGGTGCTTCGGCCGAGTTCCTGGCGCCGAAGCAGACGTTCGATCCGCTCGCGTTCCTCTGTTGACATTGTGCTCATGGCAGACTCCTACACGGCGCTCGTCACACCGACCGAGTTTCGGGTCGTGAACGTGCCGGTAACGCCCGGAGCGTCCTTGGCCACGTCAGAACCCTCGACCTCAGTGAAGGTCGTCACAGTGTAGTTCCCGGCCGGAGAGCCCTCTGGCGAGAACTTGCCGCCCTTCTCGACCCGCACGGCCACGTCCGTCCCGCTCGAATGCTTGATGTAGTTGCCCTTCGGCCAGACGTTGATGATCGTCCCGGCCTTGGCAGTCCCGGTCATCTTCAGATTCCCCGAGATGTGCCCGGTTCCGATGTCGGCCGCCGACTCCATGTACTGACCAGACGAGTACACCGTCGTGAGGGTCGTGCCGGCCACCGCCCGAAGCCCATAGCCGGACCTGGACGTGTGATTCAACTGGGTGACGGTGCAGGTCCCCGTAACTCTGGTCGGTCCGCACCTGTTCGACGTGTTCAGGATCGCGTACGTCCCGCCCGTGGCATGGAACGTGGACTCCGTGACGTGCTGGATCTCGGCCTTGTCGATTCCGTTCGTACCGGCCGTGATGAAGCTGTCACCGCCTCCCGATGCGTAGGTCAGTGCCGCGCCGGCCGTACCCGACACCGCGACCACGAGAGGACCCCCGGACGATCCGATGGTGCCCTTGAAGTTCGGCCCGACGTACAGGCTGTTCAGGTCCACCGCGCCCTGCGCCATGCCAGCCGTGATGTCGTCGGCCGATGCGTTGATGACGGCATCGTCGTTGGATATGGGCGCCGTCCCAGTATCCCAGTTAGACCCCGTGCTCCAGTCGCCGTCTCCGGCCGATCCATCCCATATGACCGTGCCCATGATTGACTCCTACGGGTTGAACGGACCGAAGCCGCCCCTGGTGACGTACACGAAGATGTCCACCGTCGTCCCGGCGTCCGGCGTGCCTGACGGTTGGAGAACGATATAAGGAACGTCCACGATGTTGCCGCTGGCGGATGGGGACGTGCTCACCAGGGTCGGCGTGCCGTCCAGATCCACCAGCCCGCTGTCGCCCTTCAAGGCCGACCACTTGATCGTGATGGTGTCGTCCCACGTGACCGAGCCGCGCTGCACCGCCGTGATGGCGATGGTCTCCCACGCTGCCACGTCGATGATCCGGTTGGGTTCCTCGGTGTCGCTGATATCCCATTCGTACAGGGACTTGCCGAAAGCATCGTCGAACAGGAATGAACTCTCAAACGCCATTGAGAACCCCGGCGGACACCCGACCTATGCGACCCCCTAAAAACGCCTGGACTATGTTGTCGCACTCCTTGAACGGGATGCCCTCCGTGATCGCCCAGAAGACCCGCGAGCCGTCGTCCCTGATCTGGATGACGCAAGGATCGAAGACCTCGGCCGGGATGATCTTGACACCATCAGCGATCCGTCTCGCCGGGACCGCCAACCCGAACTCCACGTGGTCCTGAGTGTCCATCGCGCGTGACGAATAGAGCGTCTGTTCCGGGTCGCTGAACCCATCCGCGTCCAGTGAGACGGAGCGGTCGGTGATGATGCCCCAGTATGTTCGGATGTTGTCGCTCATATCAAATCGGGCAGAACGGTGTTCTCACAGAAGAAATACAGGTCGGGATGAGGAATCACGGTCACGACCGGACCGGTCGACACCTTGTACTCGAATAGCGGGGGAAGCTCCGGGATGGCCACATCGGACCCCTGGAATGTTCCGATCGGAATGGCCCTGACGCTGGCGTTCGTCTTGAACTGGTAGCGCACGACCGTGATGCCCGCGCCGGTCGTGGACGCCTGCCCTCCTACGAACTGGACCAGCTTGCCATTGTTGTCCAGGTCGAACAAGCATCCGACCGCGCTCAAGATCGCATCCTGAATGTCGGCGATCGGGATGCCGCTGACGAACCGGGTCTCCACCCTCGTCGCTTCCGGGCGAAGTGCCTGAAGCTTGCGTTCCACGTACGCGACGTCGGCTCCGTTCTGGACTACCACCTCGAAGATCGGTATGTCGACCTTCGCGTCCCCATTGACCGACAGGGCCGAGATCGGCACCGGTCCGCCGGTGAACGCATTGTCCGATCTGAACACGGCCGCCGCGTACACGATCGTCCCGGTATTGCCCTCCGGGTCGGTGCCGTCGATACGCCTGATCGCCAGAATGTCCCGACTGGAGCAGATGGCATTGGGGAACAGCTTGTCCGGGTCGCCCTTCTGTGGGAATGGCGGCTGAAATATCTGCGCGTCGTCCGTTCCGAGACCGATCGGGAGACCGCTGATTCGGAACGGCCGTATCACGATCGTTCGGGTCAGACCATCCCGGAGCGTAAAACCTTCCCTGAGTTCCTTGGTCTGATAGGCCAATCACGGTCCCCCCTGCGACTGCATGATCGTCAGGATCGCGGCTACGTTGTCCCGGATGTCCTCGATGTTCAGCGAGTCCTGGTTGAGCAGGTTGCCGCCAGCCACCTGCTGCACCACCTCCTGGTCGAGCTGAGCGATGTTGAGACCCTCTCCGCTGACAATGCGGTCGAACTGGAACCCATCGGATGTCCCTCCGGTCAGAACCTCCAGCTTGTCTATCAGCGGCTGGATCGCCTCACTGACGCCCTCGGATACCGCGCGCGCGATGATCTCGGCCTGCCGCTCGACCGATTGCTCGTCCCTGGCGCGTGCGACCTCGTCGTCCGCCCCGAAGGTCTCACGTGGCTGTTCCTTCTCGTCTGGCATCATGTCGGGTCCGTGGCCGTGATTGCGCCGGTGAAGTGGAAGTAATACCTCGCCACCTGGATCGGAGCGCCTCCAAGCGACACCCACTGGTTGTCAAGCCCGTACAGGAACGCCGTGCCGGCGATCTTGTTCGTGCTGGTTCCTCCCTTGTTGCGGAAGATCGTCAGCGTACCGGTCAACCCGCTCGTGGGAGGGAGCCCGGGCGCTGCACTGTCCACGTGCAGGTCCATCCACCCGTGCGTCGATGACGTGCCGGCGATGAACGAGGTGTCGTCGGTGTTGATCGGCGAGTCGTCATGGACGGGACGGCGCTGAATGACCTGGCCGCGAACGATCTTGGCGACGGCAATGGTCGCGTCGCCGCCCGCACCGCCGGTCCACGTGAACTGCATGTCCTTGCCGAGCAGGCTTGCCATCGCTCAGGACTCCGTCGCATAGACGATGAACCGCTCCGACCATCTCTTCCATTGCCCGAAATTGCCTAGCGGACCGCCTCCGATCCGATGGATTCCCCCAAGCGTCCATCCGGTCAGCGAGAGCGTCTGGTCGTGATACCGCTCCCTGATCCGGTCAACCACCGCTTTCCGGTTCGCCGTCGTCTTGAAGGTGTTGGTGTAGATCACGAACTCCACGATCGCCTCGCAAGCGTCCTCTCCGATCCGGTCCTCCTCGCTCTCCCGAACGATCAGCCTGCACCACGGCTCGCTCATAGTCTCAGGCTGAGGCTCGTCCTCCTCAAGAAGATGGTGAATCCGAGCCGTGCCATCCCCGGACTCGGCCAGACCGCCGGACCCGGTGTCGGCCGAGTATCGAAAATGAATCCCGGTGAAGATGGCGTTGCTCAGGTGGGCCATTACATCGTGCCCCCGATCATGTTGCCCCAGCCGTGCTGGTGGTACACATCCCGATACACGTCGCGCGGGGACTGGTCGTCGTCCATCTTGCCGGTGTTCTGGTAGATCGCCGCGAGGCTCTCGAACTCGTCTCGCACCTGCCGGTGCATCTCCTCGTTGTGGCGACCATGATCGGTCAGGACCCGGTCCAGCACGGCCCGTCTGATCGCCGGCCTGATCTCAGCGTTGAACTCCGTGAACGGCACGGTGTCGGACACGCTCGTCGGGCTTGACGGGGTGGCCTTGAGCACAACGGCCCGGAGGCTGTACGTCGTGTCCGGGATGGGAGTGAACTGGTAGATCATGGCGTCCGAGTCGTGCCGCATCCTGAACCAGAGCGGCTCGTCCCTCGTCGACCCGTGTCCGATTCTGAGCTTCGTGTAATCGTCCGGGCTCACCCATCTGATCGGCACGTTCTCTACCGCCGTGTTGAGGTGGTAGAGCCGGCGCGATTCGATCGAGTCCAGCACCTCGTTGGAGTCCAATCCGAACACGTTTACCGACACGATGAACCCGGCGATGTCGGTGTTGCTCAGGATCCCGGCGGTGGCGGAGATCGACTCGTTGAGCGTGAACGTCGAAACGCCGGAGCTGCTCGCCACCCGGTACTCGCCGGTCACGACGTTCGTTCCGGATGTCGCGTAGAACAGGTCGCCGGCCCTGAACGTGTAGGACGACACGTCCACGTTCGACACGGTCTTGGTTGATTCGGTCCAGTTGCCGGAAGATATGGTGATCGGCACGATCCGGATGGTCACATCCCGCTTGCGGACGACCCAGTTACCGGCGTTCCAGTACATCGTCCTGATCGAGTCGATCGCGGCATCGACGCTCTCCGGAGGCGGCATCAGAGGCGGAGCGAGCCTCGTCACGTGGGCCATCACGTAGTACCGGATGCTCTGCGTGCTGAACGTGTACGACTCGGTGTCGACCGCCGGGTCGAAGTCGATCTCCTTGCGGGAGTACGCGCTGAACGCATCCGTCCTGGCCCGGTCTGCAAGCCTTCGATAGTGTTCGGCGCGATCGGGATGTGCGCTGATCGCAACCGCATAGGTCGTCTCCCAGGAGAACCACGCCTTCCACACCTCCGGGGCGTTGTCGCCGCCGGTGCCGGTCATGTCGAACCACTTGGCGTACTGCGACACCGTGTCGAGCGCGAGCGCGGCCTCGTCGTCGATGATGCTCTTCTGGCCGGTCGTCAGGGACGTGTACGCCTGGTAGCCGTACAGCCTCTGCGCCACCTCGTCACGTATGCTGGAGATCGTCAGGGCCATCTGCGATGTCCTGTACCATTGCGGCCCGCCAGGGCATCGAACGCCGCATCGAGACGCTTGTCACCAATCACCGATCCGATCACGCCGTCGCCGATGAACCGCTCCCTGAGCGTCATGTGGTGGAACTTGCCTCCATCATCCTCCATTCGGCGCATGCGCCCAAGCGACGCCCATTCAATCGCCTGATCAAGACGATCCTCGTCCACAGGCTCACCAAGGAACTCCAGCACCCTCTCCATCGTGGTGAAGGTGTCGGAGCGCAGATCCTCGTAGGTGATATGGCACCCCGACAGGCCGCTGTCCGCCCATAGGCCATCGTGCATGACCGCCGACCCGTAACCGAGCGCGTGCCAGCGAAGAGAGCCAAGCGAAGAAAGGAACTCGTCTCCGTACCGGCGCACTTCAAATGGATCTGGGTCGCCTCCCAAATCGTAGCGAACCGCGGAGCTGAACACATCCTTTGTGTCGCGCTGGATGTGGATGTACCCTTCGGCGATGTCCTTTGCGGGAATCCGGCTGGGAACAAAGTGCGTCTTCACCAGCACGCGACCGGTTCCCAGGCGGCGCAGAAAGGCGTCCCGATCGTGTTCCTCGATCGCGTGGATGTCCGGGATTCTGGACGACACGTATTCGGGCGACTCGGGCCGTCCGTAGAAGTAGCCGCAGAGCAGGAATCGCAACCACGTGTTGCCCGACCTCGGATAGCTGGCGATCCAGACGACGCTCATGACTGCTTCGCCTTGTGAGCCTCGGGGTTGAACTTGGCATTAGGCAGCTTCCCGTAAGTCTTGTAGTGCCGCAGCGGCTGGTACGCGATGCCGCGAGGGGTCAGCCACTTCACGCACAGGTCCATGTGGCCGACCTGGATGTCGCCGAGCTGCACGACCTTGTGGCCGTACTCGGCGAGCTGGCGCCAGAACAGAATGTCGGCGTCGCAATGACCCTTCGTGTCCCACTCGCCGGTGTCCGGATTCGGAACCGACCACAGCCACGGCCTTGGGAAGTCCTCGAATATCTGGGTCCGGATCATCGTGAGTCCGAAGTGACCGAGCTGCACGCGGGTCTCGTCGTCCGTGTAGACGATGTGGTCCTGAAAGACGAGCGGGTTGTCGTGGTGGCGGCTCACCTGGACGGCGAACGCGGCCGAAACGTCCGGGTTGTCCTGCATGTACGAATACAGCCGCTCCACGTCCTCGGGCTGGAACACGCCGTCGTAGTCGCAGAACAGAATCAGGTCGGCGCCGCGCTCGATCGCCGCCTTGATGCCGCCAGAGATGTATTTCTCCCAGAAGGCGCCGCCGCAGTCGATCACGTCGTCAACGACCGGAGCCGGTCCCTTGCCGTACATCTCGCGGTTGCTCAGGCATCGCAGGCCGCGGTACACGCAATGCACCTGGTCGATGAACGCGATGCGGGGCTGGCTCAGCACGCACGTCAAGCGCGGGTTCTGCTTCACCTCGAAGGTCCGCTTGGTGCCCTTGAGATTCAGGCTGACCGGCAGCGAGGCGCAATCGACGATCTCGGATTGCCAGTCCTCCAGCTTCCACAAGCCCGACAGGTGCATTTGCGCTGCCAGCTTCTGTCGAGTGAACACGGTGCCGTGATGGTCGTCGTCGTCCACCTGACCGCCGGTGATGAACATCTCGATCATGTTGAACGGCGTGCCCCGGTCCATCTCGGCCATGATCTGTTCGATCGACGGGACCGCTATACGCATGATCCCGTTTGGCTTGAGGACACGGCACCATTCCTCCAGAACCAGCAGCGTCTGGCGATGCCCGAAGTGCTCAAGCACGTGGCTCGCGCGGATCTCATCGACCGAGCCATCAGGCCAATCGAGCGGATAGACGGGTTCGCCGTTCCACGAATCGACGGCCAGGAAGCCGCCGATCGACGTGAAGCCCGACCCCAGATTCAACCTGACCGGCCTCGACTCCGCCACGTCCTTGCGAATGAACACCGTGTTGCACTGCGATGCGAACAGAACGAGGTATCCCTTCTCGCGCGCCAGGTCGGCCATCGAGGGCTTCGTGGTCACGGCCAGGTAGGGATGCTCAAGAGCGCCGGACGGGAGCGCGGCGATCGGCTCGCCGTACTCCGGCACGAACCTGTCGCGGGCGCCCGGAGCACGAATATCGCGGGTTTCGATGATGACGAACCTGGGCCGGAACCGCTCCAGCGACTCCCACACGTGGTAGTCGTAGCCATCTATGTCGATCGACAGGATGTCGAAGTCTTCCGGCACGTCCGGCACCGCATCACCGCGCTCATCCGCCGTGCGTCCGAGATGCGACAGAAGATTGTCCAGGCAGTTGAAGCTCGTTCGATCAGGCTCGACTTCGGCCTCGATCACATTGACGTGACGATCGCCGGGCCCGAGATCGGCCAGAATCGCCTTGACGAGTTCCGGCTCGCACTCGATCAGGACCGTGTGCCATCCCCGCCGCCTGAACGCAAGCGAGTTGGAGAACAGCTTGCCGTTGTACGCGCCGACATCGACGATCCACTTGTTCTCTACCCCGTAGAGCGCGAGATGGTCCTGGAGTGCGGCGATTTCGCCGAACTGACCACGCTCATCATCGGCCAAGCTGTCCGGGGTGGATGCGGGCGCCTCATCATTGCCGCACCGCATCCGTTCCCCAGACAGGGAAGAGACGCGATCGGACTCGATGAGGGAAAGTCCGTTGTCGCTTTGCATGATCGACTCCCCTACGCGCTGGCGTAGGTCTCAAAGTCCTCGTACCAGACCTGCACATCGACCGTGCCTGTCGTGCCGAAGTGATGTCCGTCAGTGTCGGTGCCGGATTGGATGTTGAACTCCTCCGATTCGCCCGAGGCAATCGGGATCATGTACAGGGTCCAATCACTCGTGGCGGTGTTGTGCTCCAGGGCCGAGTTGACCTGGCCGCCGTACGCGAACGTCACGCTCGTCTCCGCGGTGCCGGCCGGAATCGATCGACTTGCGCCGGACGTGTTGGTGCTCGTCGCGCCGGTCGGGGAAGTTATCATCACCATCGTGGTCGTGGCGGAGGTGGCATTCGTGGTCGGAAGAGCCTGGCAAAGCGCGAAGCTGTTGCACAGAACGCTCGTACCGGAGGCGGCCGAATGCGCCAGACCGACCGCCGTGACGAGCTTGAGCGACTGCATGATGACCTTGGAGCGCGCAGGCACCTTCTTGTTCAGCGTCATCACGGCGGTGTCCGCCGTGATCGACACGCGCTCCACGAGTTCGGCGGCCCGGCGCGAGCCGAACCACCTGTGCAGGATGGCGCCATTGGTTGACGGCACCGCATTGGCTGAGATCGAAGGCATGGGATTCCTTTCCGTTGGCTATGACTACGGGTCAGGAGACGGTTGATGTCATCACCCAGGTTCCGCCCGCCATGAGCATCAGGGTGATGGAGTCGTTGGCCGTGATGGTGACGTTGGCGCCGCCTAGGAACATCTCTCCGGCGGTCGAAGGGCTTGCGGTGTGGGTGAATACCACGTTGGCGTCGGAGTCCCCGACGATCGTGACGATCCGGCCCGGCTCCACGCTCGTCACGTCCAGGTCCGTGATGGTCGCCGAACCGCTGATGAGATACTGATCCTGCCCGTCCGTCAGACTTGTCGTGGTCGCGGCGGTCAGGTCGGTCAGCGAGGTCGGGGACGGCTCGATACTGCCGCCGATGCGGCGCCACGACCCGTCCTTCTTCTGCGTCAGCACGAGCGTGTCGTCGGTTCCGAGCGGGAAGTTCTGGCCGCCCAGGTCCATCGTGCCGTTCGTCGAAGCGCCGGACGTATGGGTGAACGTGGTCGTGCCGGAGGTCCCGATGAGGATGAGAGTCCGCCCGAATAGCGCGCCGGAGCGTCCCTTCAGGCTCGTACAGGTCGCCGTGCCAGACACATAGAACACGTTGCTGTCGTCCGGAAGGACGATCGCGGTCGCGGACGTGAGCGTGAGCGGGTCCATCCAGGACGCGCCGCCAAGGGACTTGATTCGTGCGCCGATACTCATGGTCAGCTCCTATGCGCGGCGGCCGTCCACGACCAGGGAGGAGCGTCCCCGCGTCGCTTTCCGGTCCAGCCAGTGATTACCGTCCTCTTCAAGCAGTTGGCCCATCAGTTCACGGTCGTCCGCCTTGCGGTTCCGCTGGTTCCACGCGAGCTGACGCTTCTTGCGCGACATCGGCTGGCGGGCAAGCCAGACGGCGTACTTCGCGTCCTCAGCGCACCAGCGGTCGATCGCCGGATCGAAGTGACACGGGGTACTACGGCCCTTGAACAGCGCGAACCCGATGATCGTCTCGACGTCGCCGTTGTTGCGATGACCGAACACGACCTCCTCGCTCAGCGTGTCGATCCACGCATCGACCCCGCACGAGGCGCACACCCCCTCCGCCATCTCCTTCACGGCGCGGAAGTGGCCATCGCTCATTCCGAGCGGCGGTCCCTGGCTCAGTTCCCGTAGGTTCGGGTACTTCATAAAACCCATCCCAACATCTCTCGACGTGAGGACGGGTGGAGGAGAAAGAGAGAATCAGGTCGCGGTCACGTTCTCGATCTGGCCCTGGATGCGCGGCATCAGGCAGATGTCGCACAGCGCCATGAGCCCGTCCATGCGTAACGTGGTCGTGTCGCCGCCGCCTGGGGTGCTGGAAGGCATGCGATACCAGTTGCCCATGTAGCCCGGCATCCACTCGAACTGCTGATCGCCGGGATGCAGGGTCTCCCAGTCCTCGAGCCGGTAGAGCCGGACCTTGCTCTGCGGAGCGAACTGGTCGGCGACCAGCGCGATCCGGCCCGCCAACGGGTGACGGTAGATCGGCTGACCGTCGAAGCCCGCGTCGGCCAGCTTCTTGCCGCGCTGCTCCGTGGTCGGGAACGTCACGAGCAGGTTGTTCTCGTGCTCGTCCATGAACCGCTGCCAGAGTTCGGGCGTGGACACCATGACGTACGGCTTTTCCGGATTCGGAACGATGTGACCGAGTTCAACGAAGAACGTGTCGATGTGCTTCTTGCTGAACGTCTCGTTGGCGGTCGGACCAGAGAAGTGCGGCCGCATCCAGCGCTTGCTGGAAGTCGTGCGGTCGTTGCCCAGAAAACTCTCGCCGGAGGCCAGGTCGGCGTCGGCCTTGAACCACTCTCCGAACGAGATCAGGGCCTTGTCCTTGTTGCCTTCGACATAGATCGCGTCGTCGTCCGCGATGTCCGGCGTTCCGGACGAGTCAACCGTCTTGGCGTCGGAGTTGAGCAGATTCACCCCGACCGACTTGTCGCGCGGGTTGTAGTCCGTCACCTCGTAGAAGTTGTCCAGGGTATCGCCGGTGTAGGCGCTGATGACCAGTCCGGGGGGCAGGCTGGAGATGCTGCCGTTGTCGATGATGAATCGAGCACCGGTCCCGGCTGCCGGGGTCGCGGACGCATCCGCCACGGTCCGGGCGTCGTTCTGGGTCGGCGTGCCGTTGACCAGCGCGATCCGGCCCGTCGAGTCGAGATTGCGGTGGAGCGCCACGGTCTCCATGATGTTCTCGGACGCTTGCATCACGAGCTTCTTGGCGTAGTCCACGGCGGACTGATTCGTGCGGTGCTGGCGACGCAGATCGAGCCACGTCGTCTGGAGCGAAATCGACACGCGGCGGAAGTCGTTGCTGCCAGCCGTCTCCGAGATCGTCGCCTTGTACGAATCGGACCCGAACGTGCGCGGCGTGTGGAAGTCCGCATTGAGATCGGTGTCCAGACGAGCCCCGTAGAGGTTCTTGCTCATCACCTGGACGGTGATGCCGTCGCCGTCGAGCCTGCGCTTCGACGGCTTCAGGATTCGATTGGACACCTGCCCGAATCGGTTCATCTGCTGGCCGAACGACCCGTGATAAAGCTGGCGGATCGCCGACGCGGTGTCGGTCAGGAAAGTGGTTGCTGAATCGAACGGTTCCGCCATCGCGGATCACTCCTATCGAGCCGGAAGCTTGATCTTGCTCGCCTCATGGTCGAGCAGTTGCTCCATGCTCATCGCGGAAGTGTCGGCTTCCTTCGCAGCACCCTGATCCGACGCCGCGCCCGCCGCCGTCGCCTTGGCCTTGTTGGCCTTGTCGCCGACCTTGGCGATCTCCTCGCCGGTCTCGCGGGTGCGCGCCTTCTTGAACTCCTCGAACACTTCCTTCAGGGTCGCCTCGTCCGGCACGTCGATGCCGTACTTGTCGTGCAGCGGGTGGTCCTTCTCGAACGGTCGGCCCTTCAGCAGCGAGCGCCAGTTCAGGCCCTCGCTCATCACGTCCACCTCCAGGTCGTGCGCGTCCTCGCCGAGCAGCTCGCGAGCGAAGTCGCGAATCTGCTTGGACACCGAATCACGCTTGCCCCGGTACTCGCCCTCGGCGCGTTCGGACGCGAGCCGCTTCTCGAAGTCGCCCATGATGGACGACTTGAACGACTCCGGATCGAACTCCGAGTCGCCGTTCTTTTCGGCCTTGTTGTCCGCGAGAAGCTGAGACATGGATTTGAGCCTTCCGAGATCGACCCCCGACTTGCGCATCTCCGCGAGCTGCGAGTATGCGTCCCTGTCGAACTGATCGAAGCTGTCTGCGGTCTGGAAGCCGGCCTCCTTGGCCTTTGTGTGGAAGTCCCTCATCCCTCTGGCCGCTGTCGCCTCTCCGTAGAGAGACCGATACTCGGCCTCGGTGATGAGACGATGCCCGTCCGGGACTACCGGCGTAGTTTCTGTCTGCGTGGGTGCAGCAGTACCTTCGGGCTGATTGTCCGCCATCACGGTTCTCCTTTGTGTCGTGTTCCGTCGCGCGCGGCTTGCCCGAACGGGCTCCGCTCACTCAGGCTTACACCGCTGACGGCAGGAGGGCTTGTCCCGATGGACTCCCACCTGCCTGATCCAGCGAACGGGCCAGCGAGACGAGGTCAATCGTCTCTGCCCCCTGGGGTGCTGCCCCCGATTGTACCCCCATCGCGGCGCTCTGCAACTGGAACGCCATCTTGGGGTCGGCCATGATGAGTTCCTGCGTAGCCACAATCTGTTGTGCCCTGATCGCGTCGGCCAGCCTGGACCGAGTGTCCGGGTCGGAGTTCCGATCCAGCATCGCACGCCGGAATGAGTCCAGAAACAGGTCCGTATAGACCCCGAGCGGCACCGGCTCCCAGATGGCGCCTGCCTTGATGTCCAACACGGCCCGCCGGGCCTTCTGAACCATGTCGTCCATCTCGTCGTCCAGCGGGGTGTCGAGGTACTGGGCCAGGATTCGCTGGTAGCGGAGACCGTCGATCGCGTTCCTCTCCAGGGCGAAGTTCAGGTCGGCCTTCTTGGCGTTCAGCGAGCGACGCCGGATAGATGATTCCCGCAGGATCACCCGCACCTGGGGCTTGCGGAAGTCCATCCCGGCGAGCGCGCCCAGATCGTCCGCGCTGAACCCGTGCCGACGCAACAGCGCCGCCGCCCAGGGGGTCTTGTCCGACAGCAGCTTCACCAACGTGCCCAGCACGATCTCGTGAATGAAGCGGCGGTGCGCCATCACGTCGGCCCGCACCCGCTCATCCAGCACCGAATCGGCCTCGTCGAGATTCCTCGCGTTCGCGTCGGCCGTCACGTGGGTCTTGACCGCGCCCTCATGACCTGCGGCCCGATGAACCTTGCGGCGCATCCGCTCGTTCTGCTGCTCCGCGTGCTGCATGAGCCCGAAGTCCACGACCTTGTGCTCGACTTCCTTCGGGGCCTCCACGCCCTGCATCTTGGCGTCATTGCGCGGAGATCCGATGATGATCCGGCGGACTCGGTTCGTGAACTTCTGGGCGACCGACTCCTCGTCGCGAGCGTCGCTGAACCAGCGCCCGTCCACGTAGGTCGTCGATGAAGTAGCCTTCTGTACAATCCGCCAGAACAGCGTCTCCGCGAGGTTGTTCTTGTCTTGATCTTCCTTCAGGCACCGGACGTCGCTCAACCCGAACGGCGACTTGAATCGAGGATGGCCGTGGATCAGCACGAGCGGCAGACCGTCGCCCCCGAACGGACTCTCGGGGCTGTCGGCGTCGGGCGAACCGGCCTCGTCGCGTCCGGCCTCGATGACGTGCTGGAGCGTGTACCGCCCGTCGTCGCCCCGGATGTGGACCTGATGGACCACGACGCCGCGCGTCTTGCTGTAACGGGCATGGTCGGCGAACAGCCGCCCGCCCGATACTTCGTTCATCGTGTGCTTGAACGGGTCCAGATCCCCGATGGTCTTGAGATCGTCTTCCTTGACGTTCTGGGATTCGAGCCAACCCGGGAACATCCGCTCCAGCTTCCCGGCCGTCCAGGTGTCGGTGTAGATCACGAACTCGTGGCGGTGCAGGTCGGGGCTGTAGTTGGACGGGTCGAGCGTCAGCATCGACGGGTCGAAGTCGAACACGGTCATGTTCTGATCGGCCCGTTCCTCGCCGTCTATCTCGATCGGCACCACCCGCATCCCGAGCCCGATTCCCCACGTCCCGCCGATCGTCCTGGCGTAGTTGGCGCACCGGGCGTTCTCGGTGTAGCCGATCTCCTCCAGGACCGCGTTGACCGCCTTCTCGGCCCGGTCGGCCCGCTGTAGCGATTCCGCCTCCAGGTCGGCCTCCACCGGCTCGCACGACACTTCGATGTTCGTCGGGCTGGTGGACGCCTTGACCATCTGGATGAGCCGGGTCGTCTCGTTGGCTGTTACGCGGAGTTCGGGGTCGGACGGGTCGTATCGGCTGTACCACCGCGCCACACTCGACCCAGACGAGTAATCGACCTGCCTTCCGGGTGTCTGCTCGGTGATCCACTGGTCTCCAATAGCGTAGCAGGCGTCGATGTAGATGCTGAGGAAGTGAGACCGCCTGACTTCCTCGTAGTCTTTGCAACGGTCACGGACGAATGAGGCGAGCGCCTTCTCGCCCTGCGGTATCTTCATGGCTTCATTCTACCCAGCCTTATCCCTTGGTACGCAATCTACCCGTGGGACGACGGAACCAGTGGATTGGCCGTAATGAACGCCGGATTGAAGCCTGGGATACTTGATCCGGTCGGATGCCGCCAGGATCATGGACCTTGACTTCTCAGAAAGAGCACCGCCGAGTTCCGACCCCAGCGACTCGATGCAGCGCTGAGCCCAGCTTTCTCTATATGCGTCCCAGGATGTGATGGCCTCGATGGTCTTGATCGTCATGGCGTCACCGATGGCGACCTTCCGGTCGGTATCAGCCTCGTACGCCAAGCCGTCGAACCTGAGGGTTTTGTCCGGCATGCGATACCAGTACCCCGACTGACCTGGAAGCAAGATGACACGATCAAGCTCAATGCTCATGTTCATCATCAATCCTTGTTCCCCGGCATCAGGACTCTCAGGTCGGGTCCGGGCGCGTCGTCGAACGCCGGCATCCGCGAGTTGTTCCGCACGTGCGTGCGCAGCGCCGACCCACCCTGTTCAGCTTCGATTCGCTCGGTCTGCGAATGCGGTGGCGTCACGACCGCGTCGGTGAGGCTCTTGATGTTCGCCAGCAGCTTGCCGATCTGCTTGGAGTCCTCGGCGGCTCGCACGTTGGACGCCTTGGTGACGTGGTATACGGTCGCGCCGAGCGCCGCTACTGAGCCGAGCGCGACGATGCCGAGAATGGCGATCACGATGAGTTCGGTCATGGCGTTACCTTGGCTTTGGCGATGGCGTCTCGGATCGGATCAAACGACTTGTCGGCCCATGTTCGGTTAAACTTGTTGTAACTCTCCAGCATGGAGAGGGCCTCCTCGCACGCTGCCACCAAATCATCGTGACAGTTGACGGCGAGCAGGATGCGATCACAGTTGGCGGCCTTGATCGCATCATCGCCGACGAGATTCGCAATGATCCGGACAGTTGGTCCATAAGAACTCTCGCATTCAGGACCAACGATATCGGTTCCATTGCGCTGCCATTTCCCCGGCGTATACGATTGGATGTTCTTGGTCGTCATCACCCTCTCCTAGTTCAGCAGATTCCACTCTTGCTCAACTCGATCATCCTCCCGAGGACGAAGCCACGACTTCACCAGTTCCTTCAGCCTCGGGTCGCCCTGGCGCGAGATCGACTCCCGGACACGCTCACTGAACTCGCCGCCGCCCGGCCTCAGCTCGTGCATCAGGTATATCACCAACTGGGTGCAGGCGTCCAGCATGTGGTCGTTGCCCGTCATGCCGAACTCAAGGATCTGTCCCACCAGACCACGCACCGACATCGCCGGACCGACGATCTTCCCGTCCCGCACCTCGCCCGGGAACTCAACCACCGCGCCCGTCACTTTGGCCTGTGAATGGTTCTCAAGACACTTCGCCGCCATCCTGAGCCTCAGTTCCTTGTCCTTGGAGCCCGGCTTATACCCCTCAACTCGGCAGTTCGTCTCGCGCTCGATCCACTGGAGCGAACCGATCCCGCCGGACTGCGCCTCCACCAGCACCGAATCGACCTTGTGGGTCAGGGCGTACATCTTGACAGCGTCGGCGCCTTCCGCCTGGGTCGCGTGGAACTCGATCGCGTCCATGATCCGAAGCCGCATCTCGGTCGTGACGACCCGGATGCCTTCGCTCCATTCCTCGCGGCTGACCAGTCCGAGCGCCGCGTAGACCAGCCCGGACCGATCCGCTTCCTTACGGTTGGAGTACGACGGGTCGAGACTCAGCCAGAAGGTCGGACCGGCCATCATGAACCGCCGGTGCTCATCCGCGTCGGGGTCGTAGAAACGAAGCTTGCGGATGATGCGCGACTCTTCCGGCCTCGGGTCCGCCATGAAGGTGCATGACCACAGGACCGGATCGTTCATCTCCATGTAGATCGCCTCAAGCTCCGACGCCGGGATTCGATCCCAGAGCGCGTGGAACTTCGGCGTGGTCCTCGGACCGCCGACCCACTGGCGGCTCACCAGGAACCGAGCCTTCCCCTCCTTGGCCTGCCTTATGAGCGTCGCGTTGTAGTCTGCGTGATGCCAGAGCGTGCAGACCACCAGCGTGAAATGCTTCTGACCTCTCAGACGCCGACGCCACGTCCCGTTGATCTTCGCGATGCGGCGCTCGCGCACCGATTCCTCGTGAACGTCGGACTGCGGTACCGCGTCGTCGTAGACCTGGAAGTCGTTGTCCGAGCCCTGATGGTCGCTCATCACGCCCGCGCCCACCAGCGTCGGGGTCTTCTTGCGATTCTCGCGCCGCATCCGAAGCTCGGACGCATTGGAGGTCGCGATCGCCAGATCGGGGAAGATCGCCAGATTCCGCCGTCCCATCGCGTTGTCGGGCTTGAACGCCGACGCGATGTAGGCAAGGCTCGTCTGGGCCATGTCCTCGCGGTTGTGCAGATACGTCCCCTGGGTCGCAGGGTTGCGCGCGATCCGACGCATCGTCCATGCCTGCGCCACCTCGGTCTTGCTGTGCGCGGGCGGGGCGATCACCACGCCGCCACGACACCGGGTCACGCCCTTGAACAGACCGACTCCCGATTGAATCCGCTCAAGGTTGTTCGAGCCGAGCGGAAACCCGATGTGGACGCTGTTCTCGCTCTGCCAGATGTCGCCGAACATCTTGTAGTGGTGGGGGCCGAAGCTCAGAATCCGCTCCTCCGGCCCGTCGCCCTCCTGCGCCATGCCGGACCGGCACACGTAGGCCATGTAGCGCCCCAGGTTGGCGGCCTCCAACGCCTCGGGCCGCCTCACCCTGGGCCAATCGCCGTTCTCTACGCGCAGTTTCTCAAGGCCGCGCGGCTCTTCGTGCCTGAGCATGAAGGCCGGCGCGTCCTCACGGACTCGCTGACGAAGTCTCAGGACCCGCCGGATCAGGGAGCGGACCCTCTCGATCCGCTCCCGGGCGGCTTTTCCCAAGCGTTTGTCCATCTCGGCCGACCGATGCCGTCGCTCATCTGCGGTGGCCTGTACGTCCCGGACCCGCTCCTCAAGGTAGTTGTCGAGACCGAGATCGCACTGGTTGAAGGCCGATTCGACAGCCTTCAGTTCCTCGTCGATATCCTCGAATATCTTCTCGGGCGCGTCAGTCCATGACTTCAGGACATCGGCGGCCTTCTCGGCGTCGGTCCTGATATCGAGGAGGTGCCTCGGATCGACCCCGTAAACCCGTTCTGCCGAGTCGATGAGGTTGCGGCGAAGGTCGTCGATCCGGACGCCGCGAGGCATGTCGGCCCTGCCGGTCTGGACATCGAAGACGAGCGATTCGTTGAGCAGGCTCATGGCCCGCAGACGGTCGATGTTCGGCTTGCCCTTGATGAACTGGGGGTACTTCTCGTCGAACTGCTCGAAGCTGAGCGACTTCAGGGCCGCTATGTCGATCGCCTTGGCCATCGACCGGATTGTACCACGTCAGGCTACAGGCGTAGTTTGAGGGGGTCTGGAGTAGAAAACCCCGGGCCGAAACCCGGGGCTCGCTCAGGGGTCATGTTCAATCTCCAGCGCTGACTCGCTCTCTGCATCTGTTCAATCCCGCCACATGGCTCGCTCTTGCACCCTGTTCAATCAATGAACGGTGGCTCGCTCGGATCTCCTGTTCAATCACGATTCGTGGCTCGCTCTGCGTATTTGCTCAATCCCCCGCTCTGGCTCGCTCGCCGTGCGTGTTCAATCAGCATAGATGGCTCGCTCAGTCCATCTGTTCAATCTCAACTTGTGGCTCGCTCGTCGTGGCTGTTCAATCGAGGAGCGTGGCTCGCTCATGCAGTCTGTTCAATCTCGGCATGTGGCTCGCTCCCAAGTTCTGTTCGATCACGGGACTTGGCTCGCTCGATGCCGATGTTCAATCGCGTCGGATGGCTCGCTCTTGATACGTGTTCAATCCGGAGACATGGCTTCCCACCCAGGCGGGTAGGTCAGATCGACGTGGTTCATGTGCTCGATCACGTACGGACGCGGCGGCGGCTTCCCGTAGCGATCCTGGTACGCGACGTGGTGCCAGTGTGACAGAAACAGCTTCACCACCCAGCGCTTGCTACGCGCGTGAACGTGGGCGGGCGGCAGACGACCAGCCGAGTAGTGCTTGTACGCCTCCGTGTCCTTCCCGATCTTGAACTTCTCCAGCTTGGCCACGGCAGCGTCGGCGTACTTCCCAGCCTCGTTCTGCTCCGTCTCCCACGCCTTGCGCTGCGCCCACAGATCGCCGTAGTAGGCGTCGGGCCGCGTGTGGATCTTCACGAACGACTCGCCGATGTGGAAGCACACCACCTTGAGCTTGGCGTTCCAGGGACGCTTCTCGCCCTTCTTCCACTCGACCGTCGGGTCAAGTCCGGCGAACCGCCAGATATGGCCCGCCGTGGGTGCGCGTTCGATGTCGATGTGAGCGAGCAACCCGGATGCGGTCACTGGCCCGATGCCCTTCTGCTCGCGCGACCATGCGCCGACAGGGTGCGCCTTGGAGTAGCGATTGAGATGGCCCTTAATCATCGTCTCGAACTCGCGCGACATCTCGCCGAGGTAGTCGATGACCGTGTGTGGTTCGCCGGCCTCCGCGAGCGTGCGCGATTGCGCGTCGGATCGCTTGCGGTTGTCCTGAATCTGGTAGTACGCATCGACGAGGAAGCGTGCTTCCTGTCGCCCGAGAAGCCGCCCGGCCTTGCCGGTGTCGAGCTTGACGGCCTTGTCGAGTTCCTGTAGTCGCGTCATGGTCTCTGCTGTGGTCATTTTCACTCCGTTCAAAAGTGCAATCGTGGAATCTGGTTCGCTCGTGTCCTCTGTTCAATCCGAACGACTGGCTCGCTCCCGAGGTGTATTCAATCTCCGCGTGTGGCTCGCTTCCCTTTCCTATTCAATCCCAAATCGTGGCTCGCTCACTGTGAATGTTCAATCCGCGATAGTGGCTCCGCTCTCACGGTTTGTGCAATCGTGCGTGATGGCTCGCTCATCGATTCTGTTCAATCTGAATCTCTGGCTCGCTCTCGGCTCATGTTCGATCACTTCGTCTGGCTGAGCCGCCACGGCGCTGGCTGTGCGACCGTTGCGCACGCGGCGGCATATTCTGGTGTTCGGGTACGGTCGCACGCCCCTAGACTACACTGGTGGTCGCCCGTAGTCAACTCGCGTCGAAGCCCCGACCACCAACGTAGTACGGTGTGGTTCAGGAGACCGCCATGACCAAGCTCAGCGTCAAACGAATCCGGCACGCCATCAACCGGCAGAACCGCGCCGAGCACGTCAGCCGAGTCGCGATGCCGATCCTCGAAGCCGCCGGTGCGATACCCGACGAGGTCACCATCAGGCCCTACTACGACTACGACGGCTCGTCCACCACGCTGGTACACTTCACACGCGGCCTCTTCGTCGTCGTGGTGGAAGTCGACGACGACGCCACCGACCAATACATCCGGCGCGGAGCCGAGTACCTCGCCGACAAGATCGAGAAAGCACCGAAGAGGCAGGAGCAGAGATGAGTAACCACAACTTCAGCCGCGCCGACATCGACGATTTCTGCCGGCTCATGTGCGCAAACCCCGACGTCCCGTACATTTGCATCAACGACGTCAGGAACGCTGTCCAGCGTTTCAAAGAACAGTCCAGACCCGCACAGGGCCGAGTCTTTGAAGTCTGGTCCATCGAAGAGTTCAAGATCGCGCTAAAGGACACGTACGGATTCCAAGTCTTTGACGACACTACAACCATCGCGCTCATCGGAATCCCCATCAGGGAGAATCCCGATTTCACCTACGGCTCCATCCGCATCGTCAGCGAATCCATGTCTGACCCCGCAGGAGAGAAGAAATGAAGGACAAACCCATCCGGTTATGCGTCGCCATCACGCTGGTCGCCTTGATCGGCATCCCCATCCTGGCCGCAACCGCCCCTTCCCAGCCCACCACCACCTACACCGACCTCGAAATCGTCGATGGCAGCTTCTACCGAATCGCCTCCGACGGCACAGTCGAGAAGTGGATCGGGAAAGACCTCCAGGGGCGCCAGAAATGGGAAATCGTCCTACGCTGATCGCTGGAGGTTCCACGTGGAACCACAGGAAACTACCGGCCGACTTGACCACGCCGGGCTACGCGGGTAGTCTCAGGCATGGCTTCAGGAACCATGACAACAACCGACCGTGCACCGCGCCCCTGAAGCCCGCGGGTGCGGTCGTTTGCGCAGGATCAGGATGGCTAGATCACGTCGGCGAAAGCAGCTACCCATGACCGATGCCCAATGGGCTCGGGTGCGAGGGATTGCAGCCGGACTCATGGCCGACAACCCACGACTCCTACGACACGACGCGATCTCCAAAGCGAAGTTCATCGAACTCAATACCCGAGGCGTCAAGGCCGAATCCGACCGCCTCGAACAGATCCAACGACACTTCGCCGACCTCCCCTTCGCCGACGCCTACCGCGTCGCCACCTTCTGCCGCCGCGCCCTGAACGGAAACGCCGGCAAACTCTCCAGCCACGACCACCGACACATTCCCACGATCCTGGCCTACGCCGCAACGCTCGAACCCCAGGACGAAGACGCGATCCTGATACGGCTCCCGAAGGCCGCACAAGCTCACCCAACGGAAGTGTGAGCACCCAACTTCGGCGATGCGACCGGACTGCGTGGACCGCAGGACTGCCGCTGGGAAACGGGGCGATGATGAACAGCCATGCCCAAAAGCATGGTCAGAAGAAAGCCCAGTGCCCCGGTCAAATCGAAAAATGCCGCAGGCTCAAATACGCGTCAATGCGCGCTGAACGAACCTCAAAAATCATCCGAACGTCCAGAAACCGGCAATCGACTTCTGGGAAACAATCCCACGTTCGGACTCTGGTCCAAATCCGGGAAACGGGCAGCAGTTGTGAGAGTGGGGATATGACCTCATGATGGAGGCCCCCCTTGGGGGTGGGGCCGGGTAGCCAATCGGCCCCTGCCAGCCGGCGACCATCACCACACCGCCAACAACAGACGCAACCCACGCCATACCATGCACTTACGCTCACACGACGCCTCATGCTGACCTGGTGGGGCCATCGACATCCAGCTATGCAAGCTGACTGTCATCCCTTGCCACCCAACAACTTAGCTGCACGGTTGGCACACTGTTGGCACGAACGGACAGGAGCGCCGGTCACCTCGCCACAACTCCGTGGGAAGGGGGCCGAAAGCGGCACGAAAGTGTGCGGGAGGATGGCTTCCCACCTACTCACTGTCTCAGAATCGTGGTTGGTGCCTTTTGCAGCTACCATTGGTACATGCGTCATAGTCTGCCTCACCGCTGGCGTCAGTGCAACATCCGGCTGACGACGGATGAGGTCGAGGTACTCCGCCAGTGCCGAGCGTTGGTGAGGGTGCTTCCATTGACTCGTGGTGACTGGCTGAACTACTGGGTGGGTGGATCGCTCAGGCGTGCCAGGAGTGAGTTGAGGGCCATGGCTCGTGCTCGCGGGATCGATCCTATCGAGGTGAGCCGGCGCGACCTTCGGCAGCGAATGGGGCTTGAGCCTGACGACGGGCCGGAGCAGGGCGAGTTCGTTCGTGATGCTCCGAGACCTCCGGTCGATTGAGTTTCGGGCTCCTTTTTCTTCCCTTTGAATGAGCATTCTCAAGAATCTACACAAGATTCTTGCATATACCTTTGACCGGTGGCCGAAGGTGGTGTAGTCTCGTGTAGTCGGCAATGCGGCCGGCCACAAGGGGAAACGAATGGACAACGAACTGGCGGCAACGGCGTGTCGAATCGCCTCTCAAGGCGCGATCGAGTATCTGCGGGTGCATGGCCTGACGGCCGACATGACCGCCCTCAGTGAGTGCATCCGATCGTGGGTGAAGATCAAGCTGCCCGATGCCCTGGGCGATGCGCGAGAAGCGCTCGCGTGCGGTATGGGTCACGTCGCCGAGCAGACGTTTGCGGCGTCGATGATGCTGGCTGGGATTGAGGCCGCCAAGGAAGCATCGAACCCGCCCGTCCTCGCCTGACCACACCCGCCCCCGCCTTGACTGGCTGGGGCTGGGCTTGCCGGGCATGGCGTCCGGCCACAAGGGGAAACGGAATGGCGAAGCACACGAAGATTGCGGTACTCGGGTCGGACATGCTCGGCATGATCGAGCGCCACACGGACAGCAACTGGCGCGAGGTGATCGGGTGGCAGAGTACCCAGCTCGACACGCTGGAGGTCGAGATGCGAGACATGGAGCCGGGCGACGAGTTGTGCGCCCTGGAGGCCGAGGCCCTGCGTTTGGAGTCCGAGGATTACTCCATGATCGCCCAGCGGTGGTTTGTGGTCGACTGGCCCGAGCACGTCACCACGCCTCGCTACAACGGCGATGCGATCTATCACGGCCCGATGACCGAGGCCGAGGCCCGCGCGTACGAGCCGGGCATCGAGGTCTACGGCGAATGATCCCTTGTGAGGCGCTCACGCGCCACGCTCCCGCCCGCGCCGTAACTGGCGCGGGCCGGGATTGTCCGAACCGCGAACACAAGGGGATGACCATGACGATGACGATCAAACGACACGGCAGCGATGAAATAGTCACACTGTCTCCCGATGTCAGAGATACGCACCCTGCCTGGGTGCATGAGCAAATGGGTACGACGAGCGAGTCAGAACTACAAGCGGCGCTGAATCAATACAGCGCCGACGACTGTACCGGCGAACGCGATGTGTGCGGGATCGCGATGTCGGACGACATGACGACGACGAAGGCAACGCACACGCTGGGGCTGGTGACGGTAGAACGCCATACCGACATCGACGTCTATTACGTGAAGTCCAGCAACGCAGAAATCGCTGTGACCTATGGCGACACAGACGGTACGCGAGCTGCGCGTATCGCGCTGTGCTTGAACTCCCACGACGACCTGCTGGCGGCGTGCGAGGCATTGGTAGGCGAAACGGAGACACTTGCCAGCACTCTAGACTTACGTGATTTCGAGAGGCAGGGAGGACGCGACGCGATCAACAACGCCCGCGCCGCCATCGCCAAGGCCAAGCCCTGACCTCCACCGCGCTTCGGCCTCGCGGCTGGGGCGCGGCTTGACAATCGAAGATGCGGAAGCGCGACGGTAGCGCGTACTGCTGGGGAGGGTGCAACTCCCGCATGCCGAGAGTTTTCGGTGATCCAGCAGTTGATGGGGGATGGACGCATTGCCCCGTCAAGCAGGTTCGACTCCTGCCCGCATCATTCACAAATGCCCCCGCGCGCCGTTACTCGCCGGGGGCCGGGCGACTCACTAGGAGAATCACCGATGGAAAGCGTAGCAGAGGCAGAGATCATCAGAAATCTTCGCGCGGTACGCAAGGGTGCGATGGTTTGCACGCCCGGCGCGGATCGGATGCTGCTTCGGGCAGGATTGATTCGGTGCAATGGGAAGGGTTGGTACGATCTGACCCCGGCAGGCCGCGAGTACCCTCACAACCACACCGAAGTCGAGCACGCCCGCGCCCTTGACGCGCTGGCGGTGGCGGTAGAGAACGTGGCCGCGAGCGAGCTTGGAGGTGAGGCGTGAAGGGGATTCCTGCCGAACGAGTGTTCACGAAGCTGTTTTCGGGCGGAGTGGTGATCTCGCGCGAGGGTACGGACTACACGGTCCGGCTCACGCCCGACCAGTGGGAGCGATTCAAGCCGACCCGATTCCCAGGCGGCAAGCTGATTCAAGATGCGATCCCCGATGTGTCGGCCGACGCGCGAGAGTTCATCCTCAGCGGATACACGCCGACGGAGTGGGATGCGATGTTCCGCGATGATCTGGACCGCTGACCCTCCCCTCCTCGCCCCTTCGCGGGGTGGATTGACTGAAAGGGACGACGATGAACGGAGGCGTGAACCCGCAACCCGAGAACGAAGGTCGACCCGTGACGGGCTTGCCGCTCGTGCTCGTGTCGCTGTTCGGCGTGGCGGTCATAGTGGCCGCCGTGCGTGGCGTGGCGGCTTGGCTTGGATGGTGAGCGAAAGGACATGCGATGAGCGACAAGTGGATTCTGCGCGACCGCGAACTGGTGCCCGCGACACTGATGGAGTGGGCGATGTGGTTCGAGAACACCAGCAACCGCCGCGTGGCCAACGACTCCGAGGGTGACGTGAGGGTGTCCACCATGTTCCTCGGCACCGAGCACGGGTACACACCTGACGGTGCCCCGCTCGTGTTCGAGACGGAGGTGATCGGCGGCGAGCACGACTACTACCAGGAGCGGTACGCGACCTACGACGAAGCCGAGGCTGGACACGCACGAATCTGCGCAATGGTCGGCATCACCCCCTGATCCCCAGTGAGGCGCTCGTAGCGCGACCGACCCGCCTCGGACACGGGGCGGGACGGTTTGACAAAGGAGACCGCGATGAGTGAACGGCCGAATGACATCGTGGAGGCTCTGCGAGAGATCGCCGCCGACGGGTATAAGAACTGCGACGACGCCCCGCCCTGCGATTGGTTGGGCTACATGCTGATGGCCGCTGACGAAATCGAGCTGCTTCGCACCCTCCTCTCCGCCATCAAGCCGAAGGGAGCCGAGCATGGCTGACAGGTGGGCGGGGTTGAGACGGTGGCTGAAAACAAGCGAAACGCGGCGAGGCGTGTCGATTGAGAGCGACGACATCGCCGCCCTCCTCGCCGAGCGCGACGCGGCAATGGCCATGCTCGAATCGCTCGAATGGAGCGCGGTCGAGCTAGGCATTGTCACCGGCCCGCATGGCAGTGGCGGCGACAGCGTGCCACTCAGGGTGTGCCCGACTTGCGGCGGGGCAAAGCCCGTCCAGGCCAATGTTGATCGCGAGTTACATGCGGAGGTGATCGGACACCGGAAGGGCTGCAATCTCGCGGCCCTGCTGCTCGGCAAGGAGACCCCGTGATGGCGAGCAAAGCGGCGAGGGAAGCGGCGAACAGGATTTCTGAGACAGTCGCCTTCATGACAACTGATGATGAGGCTACTGCCGCCGCCATCATCGACGACGCACTCCGCGAGGAGAGGGAGGCGGCAGATAGGCTGGTGGAACGCGCTCTCAGAGTCATTGAGGACACGAAATCAATGAGACTCAGTCAGCGACTCAAGGCTGACAGGGCAATCGCTGTTGTCATAGGCGAAGCCTTCCGGGCCCATCGTCAGGCGAGGGGTGAGGGAGCTACACCATGACGAAGTCGAACGCGGGACTGTCCGGCGGCACCGAAATGCTCGCGGCACGCAAAGGCACGCGCAAGCAACTAGCGAGGCTCGCCAAGCTGTTGAAGCCCAAGGGCGGTCGGCGCGTCTACATGGCCGACGCGCTCATTGTGGCGATCAACGAGGCGATTGAGCGTAGGAAATCATGATCGTCGTCCGCCTCGGAACCAACCGCACCAAGGGCCGCGTCTACTGGCGCGCACACTGGACCGACCACCTTGGCCGACGAGGCTTCAAGAGTGGTGGCCTCACGTCCGGCATGACGAATCGCGAGGCGCTGGCTTGGTGCCAGGAACTCGCCGCCAAGCTGAACGCTGGCTGGGTGGCGCCGTCGGCGCCGATGACGCTGAGCCAGTGGTGTGAGCGCTACGTCGCGATGCGGTCTGATCTGGCGGCGGGCACGCGGACGATGCACGAGACGACGATCTCGTACATGCGCGAGGTGGTCGGCGACAAGGCCCGACTGCGATCGCTCACGCCCCACGACGGCGACCGCTGGGTGACGCACCTGCGCGAGAAGGGACTCGGGGCCCAGACCGTCTGCGCCCACGTCCGAAACGCCAAGGTGATCCTGAGCTGGGCGGTGGATCGGAAGCTCATCCACGAGAACCCTTGGCGGCACCTCGTGGGCTCGGCCAGGAAGTCTGAGCGGCCCTGGAAGATGCACACTGGCGAGGAGGTGCTCCGGCTCATCGACTCCGCCCCGTCCCCTGCATGGCGGGCCCTGCTCGCCCTGTGCTCCCTGGGAGGCATGAGACGCGACCTGGAGGCGAGGGAGGCCCGATGGGACCACATCTACTGGGACCGCGCCAGAATCGCCGTGTGGGACTCTGAGGGCCTCACAGGGACGAAGCGGCGGCGACGCGAGGTCTACATGAGCCCGGTGCTGGAGCGAATCCTGCTGGAACTGCGCGACGAAGCCGAGGGTGAGCTGATCGTCGGCGACCTGGGAGCCCGCGACCTGCACCGCGCCATGGTCGGAAAGGTCGTCGGGATACCCGGCACTGACCTGGACCGCCACATACCCGGCCTCGTGCAGAAGGCCGGACTCGAGGTCTACGCCAAGCCGTTCCACACGTTGCGGAAGTGGCGGGCGTCTACGTGGGTGGGGATGTTCCCGGTCCCGTTCGTGTCGGAGTGGATCGGGGATCGGGTGGAGACGCTGATGCGGCACTACATCGCGCAGCCGATCGAATACATCGAGGAAGAGCGCGAGGCGGCGAGGCGGTTGGGGTACGGGACACCGATGCAGATGGGTTCAACACAGGAGACGCGATGATGGCGAGTCCAATTACGTGCTACAAGTGCGGAAAGCTGATGGTGCGCGTGAGCGTCGTGAAGCTGCTCATGGACCCAGGCATTGTTTCGGAGCGTTGGCAATGCTTCAGCCCATCATGCGATGGCTGTGTCAAGACAGTCAAACGGAAAGAACTCACCCCCCAACAGCGATGGGGAAAACTCAACCAAGAGGAGACGAGCATGGAAGACCCGATGCGACACACGACGCCACTGGACATCGAGCGCCAGATTGAGCAAGCCAAGGCCATGGTCATGACTGACGACAGGTGGACGGATTTGAGACGGTCCATCGATACGATGCGGGCCTATAACCCCGACATGTTGTCTCTCGCTTCTGTCAACGCATCCAGGGTAAGTGCTCTGCTTGTCGAGCGCGACGCGCTGAAGGTTGAACGTGACGCGCTGAGGGAGGCGTGCGAGGCTGCGCGGCGCGATTACCAACGCGCCCTTGAAGCGGCGGCAATCAACCACGAGATCCCCTCGACCGTACGAGAACACGAGATACGCCAGCTCAAAATCACCGCCGATCGACTCGACGCCGTACTCGGCAAGAAACCCCATGACGGCACCGAATCGTGCCAACATCGTGCCAACTCGGGGTGATTCTGAATCGGGCGCTTCGTAAGTCGTTGTCTTGCAAGAGCGGGTGAAGGGAGTCGAACCCACGACATTCAGCTTGGGAAGCTGGACGCCAGACCCACCTCAGACTCTTGAATGCACGTTTTTACGGGGTTGTGGTCCATTGTGGAATACAGGGACTACGAAAAACCACTCCGGATCGTGCCAACAATCGTGCCAACGCTAATCGTTTTCTCCGTTGGCTTTGTCGTCGAGATTTGTCAGCCTCAGCATGAACGCCCGCTGTTCCTCCTCCGGACGCTCAGCAAACTCCTCGATGATCCGGCTGGCAATGACCTTCTGGGGTATTTTGGTCTGCCGGTGCCATCGCTGAATGGTCTCGAACGCCTTATCCGCGAACTCCAAGTTTCGGATATTTCGCGGCTTCCCCGGCTTGCTAGAAGCAGCCGCCTTCTTCGATCTAGCCATAGGTGAGACCCTCTCAAAGCCCATCCTCACAGCGCCCCAAGTATAAGCCACTACGGACCACAATCCACAAGCTATCCACCACGAGACGCCACGCTTGACTACCGATAACCACATCGACTAGGCTTTGGCTACTGAACGGAGGCCACCATGCCGAGACACCGGAAACAGCCCGCCCGCGACCCCGGAGGGCGCAACGGCGGACACCAACTGCGGATCGGGGCGGCGGCCCACCAAGCCGTCAAGACGCTGGCCGCGAGTCACGCCACAACCCAGGTGCGGGTCGTGAGTGCCGCGATCTTGTGGCTGGAGACGCTGCCCGAGGAAAAGGCTTCCCGCGTCATCCGGGGGCTCAAGTGATCTCTCCTCTCGTGAAAGGCGGTCAGGGGCGAACGAGTCGCCAAGTGCGCACGGACGCGCTCCTGGCCGCCATCGCGTTTGCGGGCGTGCTGGTGGCGCTCGCGGTCTCTCTGACACTCTGACTGGAGGCATAAATGACAGCGTTAGACGCGAAGATGCTAGACAGGGCAAAGCGCTACGGGTGGAACATCGTCGACAATAAGGGCGAACTCGAATACCTCCCCAAGAACATTCTACATGTCGATGATCTCTACCAACGAAGCATAACATCGAATCGGAGAGTTGTAGACATTGCGCGCGATTGGTCCTATCTAGCCTGTGGCGCGCTGATTGTTGTTCAGAGAAGTGACGGGACGTACTACGTAGTCGACGGACAGCACAGGAAGTTGGCGGCCGACAAGAGAGACGAAATAACGATGCTGGCCTGCATCGTGTTTCGTGTCCATGATGTCAAGGATGAGGCCATGGGCTTTGTTCGCGCGAACACAGTTCGCGGCAACATCAGGACGCTTGAGAAGTTCAAAGCGAAACTTGTCGCCCAAGATCCAACAGCACTGGACATCAAGGCGCTTGTCGAAGAAGTCGGCTACAGAATAGGCCCCTCCAAGATGCTCGAAAGCATTTCTTGTGTGTCATTGCTTGAAAAGTACTACGCCGCAGACAAAGTGCGATTGAGGAAATCGCTGCGGGTCGCTGCGGTCGTTTGCCGTCCCCAACCCATTCACAATCGGCTGGTTCAGGGCCTATTCACGCTGGAGCGTTGGCTCCTCGACAAGGACTCAAGATGGTCTATTGTGGACCGCGAAAGCATCTCCAAACTCTCCGATGTTGGGCAATCTGCCATACTCAAGAAGATCGCGGAAGCTTCCTCCCTTCACGGGAAGGGCGGTGATCGTATGTGTGCTATCGGGGTAGCGATGATCCTAAACCACCGGCGGCACACAAGCAATCGAATCGACTACCCGGGGGCCATGTGAATCGTCGCGTCCAGAGTTCAAGTAACATGAGGACGACCGGCGTGGCATGCGACAAATGTTCGCGGACTGGAGGCAGCATGGAAGGCTCAACATGGCGCGACGTGCCAGACCCCTTCCCGCCACCGACCGCGACCGAGGAGCAGATCGAGCGTGACGCGCGGCGGTTCGACGAGACGGTGAGCGACGACCTGGAGCGTCAGGCACAGGACTCGACCGACCCGATGCACGCGGCAATGCTGCGCGTGATAGCGCGGGCGTTCGGCGGCGCCGCTCCGGCGAGAAAGGACATGAAGATGGGAATGCTTGACGAGTTGAAGGCCCTACGCGAGAAGCGGGCGGCGCTCGCCGCGTGCGAATGGTGTTGCTCAGGCCCGACCCCGCGGATCTTCACGGATGAAGGTGGGTACTCGCGGGAGCATGATCTGGACCAGGCCTTCGTGAGGTCGGCCGTCTGCGTCACTGAGAATGGGTCTGGGGGTGCCATCACCTACTCTGGCAGCCGTGTAGTCGGCGAAGCGGTCAAGTCGTGCGTGCTCCGCTACCTGGACAAACGCATCGCCTCGATTGTGGCTGCGGCCAAGGCGGAATACGAGGCCGCTTGCGAAGCCACGGAAGGAGCAAGCGATGAATGACGGTGGCCTTGAAGAGCGGTACGAGTACGTACTCACTGTGACGCAACGCCGAACGTGGCCGGAGTTGGACGATCACTACATCGGCACGGAAGAGCCCGGAGCCGATGAGCGTGGCTATGTGAAGCGTGCGGTACTGAAGGACCGGATGCAATACGTGTACGAACAGCGGTTCGACGACTTGGATGTTTCGGAACTCGCGATCTTCCTCAACCTGCCCAAACAGGACGCCACGCGATGACCAACGCACAGTTCCAACCGAAATGCACGCCGTCGCCGGTGCAGCTACGAAAGCTCGCCGCGCTGGCCAACTTCCTCGACGATTTGCCGCACCGACGGTTCCATATGCCGAGATGGGTGAGCGAGGATGCAACCGCGACGCGGTGCGGCACCGCTGGGTGCGCGTGCGGGTGGGCCGCGACGGTCTATGCCGGAGAGGGCTGGATCATAGATGACGGCTTAGTGTGGTTTGATAGACGACATGGCGTACTCGCATTCGCCAGATTCTTTGGGATCGACTACACATTGGCATATTGGATTACCAACGGTTTCGGGAACTTGGTTACAGGTATTCCCGGCTACAGAGATGAGTTCAACGTCGAAGACAAGGACATCACCCCCGCAATGGCCGCGAAACGCATCCGCGACGTCGTGCTCATGTACGACCCGACCGGCCAGTACCTCGACGAGCCCGCGCCGGTGCTGGCCGAAAGGGTGGCGCCATGATCGACATCGAATCGCTGCTCAAGGATTGCTGCGCGGTCGAATCTGGCCGGTACGCGATTGACAAGCCGTGGAAGGACGGGACTACCACCTACGCGACCGATGGCCGAATCTGTGTCCGAACGCGACACGAGACGTCGGCTCAGAAGCCAGAAATGGTCGTACCTCCAATCAACGAGCTGCCTTGGGACGCTGTGTATTCCACTAAGGCGCTGGTGATGCCGGAACAGTTCGAGAGCGACGCCACGCCGATCCAGTGCTCTGAATGCAAGGGCGTAGGGTGTGACCAGTGTGATGACACGGGATTGACCGAACGCAAATGGCGCTGCTTCGACTTCGGGTGCGTGGGGTTGTCCGAGAAGTACCTCGCCATCGTGATTCGGCACGGCGGGACGGTCTATCCCCGCGTGGCTAAGCCCGCCGAATGCGCCGTCCGCGTGGTGTTCGACGACAAGACCGACGCACTGCTCATGCCGGTGTTTCGCGTCTACTCCGATGTCACGCTCGTTCAAGTTCCACAGGAGGCGCCATGACCGACGAGATCGAGATTGTTGATGCGGACACCCCGCTTGCTCAGAGAGACGACACTGCGCTCGCCAGAGCCGAGCCCTCTATCGAGCGCCTCATGGAGATCGCGCTCAAGAGCGACAAGACGGAATCGCTGGAACGGCTCGTCGCGCTCCACGAGCGGATGCAGGCGAACCGGGCACGCGGCGAGTTCCACGAGGCGATGGCGAAGTTCAAGGCCGAGTGCCCGCCTATCCCGCGTCGATCCGAGAACCCGCAGTTCAGCGTGACCAGAGACGGCCGCAAGGTAGCGAGCAAGTTCGCATCGCTTGAAGACATCGGCTCCACGATCAGGCCCGCCCTCGCCAAGCACGGGCTCGACTTCCGATGGTCCGACTACACGATCAGCGATGGCTTCATGGAGCTGGCGTGCATCGTCAGCCACGTCGGAAGTCACTCGGAGGCTTCGTCGATGAAGTTTCCGCTGGAGAGCAAGGCTGGCGCGTCCCCGCAGCAGTTGTACGCGATCGTGAACACGTATCTGCGCCGTTACACGCTGGTCAACGCGCTCGGACTGACCACCGTTGATGACGACAACGACGGGAACGAAGCCAGCGGCAGCGCCGAGACAATCACCGAGCACCAGGCCGCGAACATCAACGCGATGCTCGATGAGCTGAAGGCCGACCGCAAGGTATTCCTCGAATACATGGGCGTGGAGTCGGTCGAGAAGATGCCGGTCTCTCGGTTCAAGGAAGCGATCGCCGCGATTGAGAAGAAGCGCAGGAAGCAGGACTCGGCATGAGGATTCTCGACTGCGCCCAAGGCTCGGAAGAGTGGCGACAGGCCCGCGTCGGCGTGCTGACCAGTTCCTGCTTCGACAAGGTGATTACCCCGCGAACGCTCAAGCGTAGCGCGTCGGCAGGCCCGCTCATGGACCGGCTCCTCGCGGAGATCAGTCTCGGCCACCCCATCGACGACGGTTCCTCGAAGTTCATGGAGCGCGGCTCGAAGATGGAGCGGGAGGCAGCGGCGTGGTTCGCGTTCGACCGCGAGGTAGAGGTCAAGACTGTCGGACTCGTGCTGCGTGACGACGGCCGAGTTGGCGCGAGCCCCGATCGGCTCGTCGAGGACGACGGACTGCTTGAGATCAAATGCCCGGCAGCGCACACGCACATGGGCTACCTGCGCGATCCCGACTCGCTCGTGGCAGCGCATCGGTGCCAGGTGCAAGGCCAGTTGTGGGTGTGCGAGCTCGATTGGTGCGCGATGCTCGCGTACAACCCGGCCTTCGATCAGGTCGTGGTGCGCGTCGAGCGTGACGAGGCGTTCATCGCGGCGCTGAGCGATGCGGTCGATCAGTTCCTCGCGGAGATGGATGCGGCGATGACGCGGCTCGGCGTGAAGCCGCCGGTGCATGAGGTAGACGAAGACCAACCGTTTTGACAGGAGACCCCATGAAGCTGCGAGTACGAGAGAACAGACAACTCGACCCAATAACGAAAGAGGCGGAAGTAACGCTGTGGCTTGAGGTACGCGGCGGGGATGTCACCTTGTGTGGCCAGGATCAACACGGAGCGTCAAAGCAGATCATGCAGTTCAATCGCTCCGGCCGCGTCTATTTCATTGGCGGTGCGAACCTCAGCGGCGCATTCTCATTCGACGACGTGGGCCGCCTCATCACCCATCCGGGCCAACCCCCCGCCACCATTTGACAGGAGACGACGATGGCGATGAATCTGACTGAGCGGCGCGCGGAAATCGACAGGCTCGTGGCGTCGGCGGAAGCCGATCTGGACGAGTTGATCCAATGCCTGACTTACACCAATGAGGCTCGTGCTCCAAACTCGCTCGAAATGCGGACGCTGCGTCGAGTCTGGTTCGACCTGTCGCGCGCAGAGGCCCTGATTGCGCTCGGAAAGGCGGACAGCAAGTGAACGCCCTTCCAGTCGGCGCAACGGTGCGATTCCGCCAGAACGACCCGCCGAGAGTCATTGACGGCGAGATCGTGCCTGGAGTCGCGCAAACGTCTGAAATCTGGGTAGTTATGGAGCGTCGTCCCGGGAGGCTGGTCAACGATCGGCTCTACTACGACGGGAGGCGGTTCACTCGTTGCCGGCAAGGTCGGTACATGCTCGAACAGCTCGCAAACGGTCGCACTGCCACCTGTCACGAATCCGAGATCGAGGCGACCTGATGGCCAGCTTGACTACGATCGTGGTCTTGTGTAGTGTCTGCGGTCAGGGAGCCGTCGCAAGCCCCCCAGGTCTGATCTTGGCCGCCCATCCTGTCCCTGCGACGGCTCCAGGATGGGTGGCCTCTTGCGCCAGGGACGGCCGCATGGCTGAGATTCGGATTCGGTTGACCGAGCAGAACGCCGCCGAGATGGAGCCGATGTGCTCCCGCGCCGGACTGACGAAATCGCAACTCACGAATCTCATAGTGGCCGACTGGCTGCACGCCCGGTCCCATCCTGGGACTGCATTGGGCGGTCCCACGCTGGGACCGATGGACGGGGCGCGGCAACCGCCCGGTCCCACGCTGGGACCGAAAGGGGCTGAAAACACGCAAAACGGTCCCACGCTGGGACCGAAACCTCCGAATGGGGGGCTGGGGGGACTGTCTTTTCAAGGCGCAATTCAACCAGACGGTAAGGCATCAGAGAAGGCGCAAGACAAAGACAAGAAGCGCGAGCGCGCGCAGCGCTTTCAGAAGCCGACTGTTCAAGAAGTCGCGGCCTACTGCAACGAGCGGTCAAACGAAGTCGATGCCGAGACGTTCGTGGACTTCTACACGGCGAACGGCTGGGTTCAGGGCACCAGGGGCAAGCCCATCAAGGACTGGAAGGCAGCGGTGCGGACCTGGGAGAAATCGGACATCAGGCGGGGCGGCCAGCTCAGAGAGGACGACGTAGCGCCATGGGTGAAGAAGCGACTCGGTCAAGCCTGATATCGCTGGTGATTCGGCTCTTCCCCGCGATCACGCACAAGCGTTGGGGCTGGGCCGAGGAGATGTTCGACTCATTCGAGCGTGACGTGGACAAGATCGGCCTGGGGTTCGATCAAGTGACGGCGTGCCTGACCAGGCTGGCGAGCGAGGAGCC